CAAGGAGCTGCTGGTGCAAATGGTTCTAATGGTGGACCTGGACCTCAAGGTGCTCAAGGAGCTGCTGGAACAAATGGAGCTCAAGGAGCTGCTGGTGCAAATGGTTCTAATGGTGGACCTGGACCTCAAGGTGCTCAAGGAGCTGCTGGTGCTCAAGGAGCTGCCGGTGCAAATGGTTCTAACGGTGGACCTGGACCAACAGGTGCTCAAGGTGCTGCCGGTGCTCAAGGCCCTAGGGGTGCTCAAGGTGCTAACGGAACAAACGGTGGACCTGGACCTCAAGGTGCACAAGGTGCTGCTGGTTCAAACGGTGGACCTGGACCTCAAGGTGCACAAGGTGCTGCTGGTTCAAACGGTGGACCTGGACCTCAAGGTCCCGCAGGCCCTCCGGGCCCTCCAGGAAAAGACGGCGGCGGTGGCGGCATCGGAACGTTCGGTGGATATTGGGGAGGTGTGACCGTCAGTGACGGAAGAGCTATGTGGAATTTAAACTTTAATGATGGAGTTTTAATGAGTGTAGATTTTCTTGGATAAAAAATAATTAAGAATATGACAACTACTTGGAATATCATAAAACTTATATGTAAAACGTCGGACGGTAACTTGTCTAACGTGGTTTACAAAGTTAAATGGGAATGTAAAAGATCAGATGCGACTAATAACTCAGTTGATGAAACTGGTGTTTGTACACTTGCACAACCAGATCCAAATAACTTCATACAGTTCAGTAATTTAACAAAGGTTGAAGTTGTTAATTGGGTAAAATCTACACTTGGCACAACCTTCGTTAACGAAGTAGAATCAAGACTTGTAACCAGACTTAATGATAAATTAAGCACAGTTATTCTAGATCCTCCATTTACAAATTAAGAGTTATTAATTTAAGATACGAAAGCCCGAGCAATCGGGCTTTTTTCGTTAAACAAAATAGGGTTGATACATATAACACTTAAAGACTATTCCATGTTATTTCAAGCAGAAACAAACGATCCCCAAAATTACTACTGGTTCAAAAACGGTTTTTCAGCCGAAGAATTGACCAAGATCTACAAAGACGTTCAAACTATTCCATTTCAAGAAGCAACAGTCATTGGTAACGCTGATCCTGAAGCTATTAAACAGGTTAGAAGTTCATCTATCAAATGGATTCCAAAGACTCCTCAATGGACATGGCTATACGAAAAGATGATGCAAATGGCCAAAGAAGCCAATGACGCTCTATGGAAATTTGATTTGATCTCAGCTGACGAGTCCATTCAATATACAGAATATTACGATACAACAGAAGGTCATTATGATTGGCATCAGGATATTGGGCACGGTAACGCATCTAAACGTAAGGTATCAATTACGGTTCAATTGTCTGAGTCCGACGAATATGAAGGCGGAGATTTAGAAATGTGGCAAGGAGGTCAATCGGTACAAGTTTCTCCTCGAGGTGCTGGCGTTACCTTTATTTTCCCAAGCTACATGATGCACAGAGTTACTAAGGTAACTAAAGGAACTCGTCGTTCTTTCGTACTTTGGGTTGGAGGTCAACACTATCGTTAATGAAGATTCTGATCTACGTCGGATACCAAAGCAAACCATATAACGGTTCTACCGTTTCTGAATTAGGTCTGGGTGGAACTGAACAGGCTTGTGCCAATTTAGCTAAACAACTAGCTAAACTTGGACACGATGTCCAAGTAAGTGGCCAAGTCCTGGACGAAGTACACGAAGGCGTGGAATGGAATGCTTCAATTTCGGATCAACATTTCGACGTAGTCATAGCTTCAAGTTACATTCACTACTTATTAGAACTAGAAGAACGAAGGATCACTTTCACTAGATCTTACTTTTGGGTTCACAACGAAGACTACTTTGTTTGGTGGAAAGGTGAAGCTATAGAAAACCACCAAGATCTGTTAAACCGCGATAAACTCACTGGCATAATCTGTCTAACTGAGTGGCACAAACAGGATTTTCAAACGAGATTTAAGGTCACCAAACCAATTCATGTTATAGGCAACGGCATAGATCCTTCTACGTTTACTAAAAGAACTAAAGACAAAAACTCTTTCATCTACTCTTCAGCTCATGAACGAGGTCTTAGTAGAGTTCTGGAAATGTGGCCGAAAATCAGATCGTTTTGGCCTAACGCCAAATTAAAAGTCTTTTCACCATCCTACGCTTCTGAAAAGAGGATCAAAATGGAAGGCGTATACTATTACGGATCGGTTGATCAATTAACCTTACACAGACACATGGCAGAGAGCCAGTTTTGGCTTTATCCAACTGAATATAAAGAAACTTATTGCATCACAGCTTTAGAGATGCAGATGTCGGGCGTGATCCCTATATGTTCTGATTTAGCAGCATTAAAGGAAACTGTAGGTAGTAGAGGGTTTACAGTTAACCACGAAACAAATCACTTACAAGCTTATATAAATATAGTAGCCAACCTCAGACACATGCCTGAAATGGTTTCCAACTATTCAGAGCGAGCCAGAAACTGGGCCAAATGTCAAACCTGGAGAATGAGAGCTGCAGAATGGAACAATCTAATCATGTCATGAAAATAGATCAAGTATACGTAATCAACTTAAAGTCCGATACACAGGACATCGTTAATCGCATCAATCAATTAGGTTTGCCTGACAACACACCGTATCTGATTATGGATGCTGTTGATGGTAAAAACCCAGAGTCTTTGAGATCCTTTGGTTCTTATAAGCTCTTTGATTGGAAATCAGAAAGTTTAAACAATTGGTGGAACAGAGACCTCACACCCGGAGAAATAGGTTGTACACTTTCTCACATTAAAGTGTGGCATGATGCTTACGTAAAGGGTTACGAAACCATTTTAGTCTTAGAAGAAGATTTTCAACCAACCATTTCTTTAAAGGATTTCAAATTCCCTAATGCCGAATGGGACTTGGTTTACTTAGGTAGAAACAAAGTTGATCCTAACGTAAATGAATCGGTTGATGGAGCATTCTATAAACCAAGTTACAGCTACAATACACACGCTTACATGCTTAGTTTTAGTGGCATTAAAAAGATCGTTAGATACGGTCTTAACGAAGCAGTGATTCCGGCTGACGAGTTTTTATCAGCAACTTACGTAGCTCACCCTCGTTTTGACGTGTTGCAGAGATTTCAACCAACAATGAATGCCTTTGCAACAAAAGAACAATACGTTCGTCAAATTCCAGTGGACGTACGTCCATCTACAACAACCGAAAATATGAACACGCAAACTTACTTCGAAGTCTTAGATGCTTCTGATTGGAATGCATGGAAAGCCAAGTACATTGACAAGATCATTGCCCGAGGAGAATACGATCTATTAGTAGACGAGATTGGGCCTAGATTCAGTAACATCTTTGAGTTTCCATTGTTCACTCAAAAGTTCTGTGACGATGTGATAGCATTGGCAGAAACCAAGAACATGTGGACAGAGGGCCGTCACGAGTTCTATCCAACGAACGATGTTTTATTGAACGAATTGGGACTAGGTGACATTTACAATAGAGTGATCAGAGAAATAGTTACACCATTAGCAAAACACATTTGGCAACTTGAAGGTGCATGGTTAAGCAATCCTTATTCTGAAGATTTCATGATCAGATACAGTATGGACAAACAAGGACACTTGTCTCTGCACCACGACCACAGCTACTTTACGTGCGGTGTAAAATTGAATGACGAGTTTGAGGGTGGTGGAACATATTTCCCAAGATACGGTGTTTGTGTAACTCCAAAAAGAAACGGTAACGCTTTCTTACATCCTGGAGCCATTTCACACAAACACGGTGCACGTCCAATCCACAACGGAGTTAGATACATTATAGTTTCTTTTATTAGACCACAAAAATGACAGAATTAGCAGATATGGAATTTGCTGGCGATTCCAACGGAAACAGAGTTAGTCCAGTTTTAAACAACGGTATCAAGAACTTTTTGATCGACATTGACGGTACCATCTCAGAAGACATTCCAAACGAGGAAGCTTGGAGAATGAGCATCGCCGATAAATTAGAAGGGGCTTCTGAGACCATCAACGAATGGTACGATCAAGGTCACATCATCACCTTCTTTACTGCCAGAACCGAAGAACACAGAACAGTGACCGAGAACTGGCTCAAGCAACACGGTTTTAAGTATCACGGATTGCTTATGAACAAACCTCGAGGTGGCAACTATGTGGTTATTGACAATCACATGTTTGTGGCTAGCCACTACCAAGGAAATTGGAATCAAGTGAAGCAGGAAGTTGATCAAGCCCACATCGAGCCATACGAGTATAAATTTCATTGATAGATATACTATGGGTGAAGCTAATATGAAGTGTTTCGCGATCAGTGTCTGGATCCACCACATGAACATTGATCAACTGTTTGACTTTCTACACGAAAGAATTACAGAAGCACCTCCTTATTGGTTTAGTGAGGCCGCCTGTCCCCCTTCAGTTACCGGGGGTTATGTTTTGGTAACATTAACTTACGATCAATACGATCTACTTAGAAATCACAGAGAATGGGATTTCGATGAATTCAACCACTAAAATTAACAAAATGGAAAAAGAGAGATGCAAGTACCTTCTTAACATTGAGGGTAAGAAGTACAGGGCTAACAGCGTTTTGGAATTGATTTTCAAAGTCCTACGAAAAAAACACGCTTGAGTAAACAAATTGTAAGTCCTTCGTATAACTAACACGAAGGAAACTCAACTCTAAAGCCAGTGACCTTCACTGGCTTTTTTAGTGTAAAATTTAAAGGTATGTACGGACTAGAAGAATTAAAGCAAATGGTTTTTATCGACATAGAAACCACAACCCAAAGGGAGACACTCGACGAAGTGATCATGGAAAACCCTAACCTATTAGAGTATTGGCAATACAAGTCAATGCAGTGTAGAGAACAGAATCCAACCGAACTTAAAGACATTAAAGACGATCACGAGATGTATCCTCGTATGGCCGGTCTTTATCCAGAATGGGGTCGAATCGTGTGTATCTCTATTGGACAAATTAAGTTCAACGAATCTGGTGAAGCTGTGGCTTTTGGTAAGAAAAGCTTTTATGGTGAGAGTGAAAAAGCTGTCATTGAAGAGTTTTTGACTATGGCTGCCAGAATATTCAACAACTATCCTAAGATGCAATGGGTTGGTCACAATGTCAAAGGCTTTGATTTGCCATTCATTGTTAAAAGAGCATTGATCCATGGCTTAAAAGTACCTCATCAATTCTGGTTGCACAAACAAAAACCATGGGAAACTTGTTTGATCGACACGTACGAGGTTTGGAAGTTTGGTGGCTGGAACTCAGCGAAGCTTGGTCTTTTGGCTGAATTGTTCGATGTGCCTACTCCTAAAGATTTGATGGCAGGCCCAGAAGTGAATCGTTACTTTTGGCAGGGTCGAATCGAAGAGATCAAAACATACTGTGAAAAGGACATTGAAGCCACAGCAAACTTACTTTTAAGACTAAGTGGCATGAATATTATCGATGAACCACCATTTTAATGCCATTTTGGCACCTTTTTTAAACTTGCATCAAATTTGAAGGTATACTATTGAGCGAGAGCTCATAAAGTTAAACAAATAAAAATTAAAGCTATGTTTTTTACAACAAGAGATTACACAGACCTTTTGAAAGAGTTGGACGATTTGAAATGGACTTCAACTACAATTAAACGAAGAGACAAAGATTATGTCTATGAAAACGGAGTATTAGAAGTTTCTTTACCTGGTTATTCAAAGGACGAAGTCTCTATCGAGATTAAAGGCCTACAGTTAAACATTTCTGGTTCTACAGAAAATGGTGGTCTATTGAAACGAAGCTTTGAAAAAAGCTTTAGCTTACCAGAATCATTAGACACAAATAACGTGAAGGCCTCGATGGAGAATGGAATCCTTAGAATCGAGTTTCAGGAAGCCAAAGAGGGATTTAAGAAGATCAAGATCTCGTAAAATGTTCGTAACTTTCTGAAAAAAGTTCAGCCCAAATTTTTTAGTTTGGGCTTTTTTATGTATATTTGTATAGTTAATCAATCAGATAAAAACATGGAAGCTAAAGTAAGCATGATCATTCAAAGCCATCTAAGTGATGCATCTCTTGAAATGTCCTTTAACCGGGAATTGGCTGCAATAAGAATTGACTTTGTCAAGTTTTTGGTTCATACCTATCCTGACACTAATGTAAGTATTGACGCTAAGTCAGTTTATGAGAACTGGTATGAAGATCGATTTGGAATTGAAGACTAATCATTAGAAGCTCACCATGATGATAAAAGTCTTTAATATATGTTACCAATAACTTATTGAAAGAAACACACTGGAAGAGCTCTATGATAATTATAAAAATAAATGTGATTATTTAATACAGAAATTTTTTTATTTGAGAAACTTTTAGTATATTTACAGAGTAAAACAAACAGAATATGAATTACGAAGATTTTGACAATGACTTTTTCGAAGATCAAGAAGACGAAATGGTCCAACTGAAAAAACAAGCACAGATGCAGGAACAAGCGGCAAAAGTTAGAGCTCAACAGGTTGAAGAAAACTACGTTCTGCTCTCTAAGAACGGAGTAAATTGGTCACAGGTACCTAACGAAGAAAAAGCCAAGATCAAGAAGACTTTGGAAATCATGATCGATTGGTTTATTGCCAACGATGAACAGTACGAAAAGTGCGCGGTCCTACAAAATATCTTGAACGCAGATAAATAAACCTGCGTATCATCAATTACCACATTGCTTGTGTGTAAGCCCTCACTAAACCCTCGTAAGAGGGTTTTTTATTGATATATAGTTTATGAAGTACGTAAAATCCCTAGCATCGTTTATGAACGAGGAGGCTGGCACAACTAAGGATTGGGCCACCGATAACCCCGAACTAGAAAGAATTAGATTGTTCGGAGGTTCAGTAGAGGACATGCACACATGGATGTCTAAGAAATTGAAAGAGCAGGGTATGGATCCTGAAACAAATCCATACAAGAACGTACAAATGGTAAACGGTCCACAGAAAGGTCAACTTGACAAATCTTTACCGTACCAAGATTTTCAAAACGGCGAATCGGACCTTGTAAAGAACAGACACAATGGATAACAACAAGGCTACAGAACTAATCAAGGCTTTAAACCGAATTGCTGATGCTATAGAAGCCAGCAACAAACCTATCGTTGACAAAAAGAAAGCTCAGCAAGAACAACGCATGCAAGAGTTGGAAGAAAAGTTGAAGATGCTACAGATATCGAAATTGATGACAGAGCGTTCACATAACACTGATCCAACTATTTAAGCATGAGTTATTACGACGTTTTAGGTGTTCCTGAGCATGCCACTCAAGAAGAGATCAAGAAAGCTTACCGTAAATTAGCTCTTCAATACCACCCTGATCGAAATTCTGGTCAAGACGACAAGTTTAAAGAGGTTGCATTGGCTTATGAAACCCTGGGCAACGAAAACTCGAGACAAGCTTACGATGCTAAACGAAGGGATCCATTCTCTGATCCAAACTTTTTTAGAACATGGAACGATAGTGGTAACTTTTCTGACATATTTGAACAAATGTTTGGTAACCGAAGAAATCCAAATGCTAAGGGTCCAGATGTTAGAGTTCAAATGACACTAACTTTCGAAGAGAGTTACAGAGGTTGTCGAAAAAATATAGATCTTGGTGCTGGAGAATTTATAGTTAGCATTCCAGCTGGTGTTTCTAATGGAGCTTCTTTACGAGTAGCTGGTCAAGGTCAAAGCAATCCATACAACCATTCTGCACCAAGAGGTGATGTGATCATCAATATTCAGGTCTTACCTGATTCTCATTTTGTTGTGAATGGATTGGATATTTGGGTCGACATATTTGCAGATTGGTGGGACGTTATGATGGGTTGTGATTGTATGATAGATCATCCAGACGGAAAGTTAAATATTAAGATTCCTGAAGGGTCAAGACCAGGAAAAGTTTTAAGAATCAAGGACAAAGGCATGCCATCGAGAAACGGAATGAGAGGAGCCCTAATGTGTAAGATCAATGCAAACTATCCTATTTTGAACGAGCAACAAATTAAACTTATAAAGGAGATAAAAAATGCTATTTGATTTGGAAGAAAATGGATCTGGATTTGGTTTTTCTCTACCTAAAGAAGTAGAGGAGATGATCGCGGCAAAAATGGCTGAAATGGTTTATAAAGGTCTGATCAACGGAGAGATTAGGGCCGATGCAAAACCCGAAGAAGTCATTCACATGGTAGACATGTTGTTGGCAAGGTACGAGCAACAAGAAGCCTACGAAAAATGCAAAGAACTTATGAAAGTTAAACAAAAATACCAAGAGCTATGTTGTTAATTAATGTGAACGGGAATATTGAGAAAGCCCTTAAAGATCTCAAGCGAAAAGTTTCTAAAACTAAACAACTTCAGCAGCTCAGAGACCGAAAAGAGTTTAAAAAACCATCGGTTGAAAAGAGAGACGTGATGAAGAAAGCTATTTACAAGCAACAAGTTAGAAGCCAAAAAGAAGACTAAAAAATTGAAAAACCGCAAAAAGCGGTTTTTTTATTTTATCATTTTTACTATACAGGTCCGCTGCTTTGCAATATATACATCAAGGCGTATGAACGCAAAAACAGAAACGCAAAAAGTGGAAGGCTTCATTTCAAGAGACGACAGAGATGCTATGATGAGAGCATCCTACTACATTCTCACCAAGAATTTTACTAAGACTATCAATCGCTTTGTTGTTTTCCAAGAAGGTAAACAAATCGTGCAAATTCCACACGGTATAGGTCAAAGAAGTCTCTATCTCGACATTCTCATCAGGTATTTTGAAGAAATAGAAGAGTACGAAAAATGTGCTAAATTAGCAAAGCTTCGAGCTGAAGTAATAGAGTTCGGAGATTAACAATAAACAAAACCAATATATGACAGGAAACCAGAGAAAAAGTGCACGTTCATCGAAAGCACAAGATCAAAGAGATTCACTAAAGAATATAACTCTTAGACAAAATCAAAAAAAATATCTGGACACAATCTTAAACAACGACATCACGTTTTGTTATGGGCCAGCAGGTAGCTCTAAAACTTTCACGGCCTGCTTAGCGGCTTTGGAACTGCTACAAAAGAAAGAAATCAAAAAAGTCATCCTTTGTAAACCCATTCAAGAGGCTGGCGAAAAGCTTGGATTCTTACCAGGCACAGTAGACGAAAAGGTAGAACCCTACTTAAAATCTTACAAATCTAACATTGAAAAAATAATCGGTTGGAGCGCAACACACGATATGTTCGGTAAAGGTCTGATCGAATTTCAACCATTAGCGTACATGAGAGGTGACACCTTTGATGATGCTTTAATGATCCTAGACGAAGCACAAAACGCAGACTTCAAACAGTTGATGCTTTTTGTAACTCGTATGGGTCAAAACTCTAAAGTCATCGTTGCAGGTGACGTGAGTCAGTACGATATCGCTAAGAGCAAAGTTGCTCTACCAGAATTCATGAAGTTGATGACTGGAATCAAGGGAATAGGTACTCACATCTTCGGCGAAAGCGACATCGTAAGAGCCAAAATCTTACAGGACATCGTTCATCGCTACGAAAAGTGGAAGTCTGACAACGAAAAATGAAACTGATTTGTGCCATGGTGTATAACTATCATGGCACAAATACTTTTAAAAGGATACTACAACGAAACTGGCGTCGAAGTCGGCGTTGATGAGGCTGGTCGAGGAGCACTGGCAGGACCTGTAACTGTGGCTGCATGCATCATGCCCCATGGTTTTCAGCATCCACTTATAAAAGATTCTAAACTCTTATCGGAAGGGGATCGAGCAAAGGCAAGAAAGATTGTTTTAGACAATGCTATCGCTTGGCACGTTGTTCACATTCCAGTAGAAAAGATCGAAGAATTAAACATCTTAAAGGCTACCATGTTGGGTATGCACCAGTCTCTTGAGGAGGTTCACAAAAAAGTTAGCTTTGATTTTATCTTAGTTGACGGCGATCAGTTCCACGGATTCAATGGCATACCGTTTGCTACAGTTGTGGGAGGTGACAACAAATACACTTCTATTGCTGCAGCTTCTATTTTGGCCAAAACTTACAGAGACGATTGGATGAAGGAGCATGCAGTGAACAACGAAGCTTACGGATGGGGATCAAACAAAGGTTATGGAACCAAACAACACCGAGATGCTATCGAGCAATTGGGTCCATCAGAACACCACCGTCCAAGTTTCATTAGTCACATGCTAACCAAAACCTCTTCCCTGTTTTGAGAAATCTAATCTTAGGCATATTACTTTTTTTCTTTGGGCAATCGCTTGTTTGGTTTCAGACTAACGGGCAATTTGTTTGGCCTTGGATCAAAAAGAATCCGCTGATTGTTTCGCTAGTGGGCGGAGTGATCATCAGTTACACCTTTATTGTAGCAACTAGAATGTTAGTAACTTATTACGATGGCCAACTCTGGCCAGGAAGATTCATTGGCTTCGCTACTGGTATGTTGGCCTTCTCGGTTCTGACTTATTTCATCATGAACGAAGGCATGAATACCAAGACATTGGTTTCTTTAGGGTTGGCTACAATTCTTCTCTGTGTACAGCTTTTTTGGAAATAATTTTGAAAATATTTCACTCCAGATTTTTTTTTGTCACTGGAATTTAGTATATTTACAGTATAATTAAAAAGAACATGACAAAAGTACACCTTTACAACGATTTGAAGATTAGAAAACATGCTATCAAGAAAGAAATCACTGAATATTTGGATATGATCGGTGGTAGTGAAGAAGCAGATGAACGAGGATTGACTCAGGCTGCTGAATTAATCAATAGACGTACACAAATCTACACTCCAGAAGAAGCTGAATGTTTGATCGCATGGTACACTAGTTCACACGATGATTGTGTTCTTGATAACCCAGAGGATTTTCACCCTCTACAAGTTCATGTGGCTCAAGAAAAAATGGACCGCATGGAATCAGCCTTAAAATTCATTAATAATTTAAAATAAAAACAAATGGAAAACGTAGCAAAAATCATGGGAACCTTTTTAGCCGCATTGATGGCTTTAGCATTGGCAGCAGTTATATTAGCATGGCCAGTACAACTTTTATGGAACGGATGTTTGGTTCCTGCAGTCAACGGCGTAAACGAGATTGGCTTTTTTCAGGCTTTAGGTTTGATCTTCTTGTTTGGTACTTTGTTCAAAAACTCTAACGTTAAGAAAAATGACTAAGTTTAAAATCTATTTGGACGACGTAAGAACTCCGGTGGATCCAACTTGGACAGTTGTAAGATCTTACGATGAGTTTGTTCAGAAGATCAACGAAGTTGGTCTAGAGAACATTGAACTAATTTCATTGGATCACGATTTAGGTGATAGCGCAATGAAAGAGTGGTTACATGGTGTAGTCAAAAATTACGAGATAAATTATGACAACATCACTGAAAAGACCGGAATGGACTGCACCAAATGGTTGGTCAATCAGTGGATGGATGGCAAACCTATTGTTGAAGTAGTAGTTCACTCTGCTAACGCAGTGGGTAGCGCAAACATGATGGGTTACATCAACAATTACAGACACATCAATCGCTTACCTCAAAATTGTGTTAGAGTTCAATGGGAACACACAGTGTAATTGTTCGCAACTAGCGAAAAAAAAGTGAGCCCGGATTTTTTTAATTCGGGCTTTTTTTGTATATTTGTAAAGTAATTAAAGAAAGACATGGAAAAACAAATTGTATACATCGACCTTGACGGAGTTATGGTAGATCTTGAAGCTCATGCGGTCCGTCGTCACGGTCCAAAAGCTATCGAAAAATTGGGTATGTTGACTTCAGTCGACAAAGAGTTGTTTGAGGATCCTGATCCGATCGAAGGCTCTATTGAAGCTGTTAAGAGATTAAACGAAAAGTACGAGATCTTCTTCTTAAGTACTGCTCCATGGAGCAACCCGACCTCTTGGTCTTCTAAGCGTCGTTGGGTTCAAAAGCACTTGGGTAAGTTGGCTCACAAACGATTGATCTTAAGTCACCGTAAAGACTTACTGATGGGAGACTTCTTGATCGATGACCGTACTAAAAACGGTGCAGGAGAATTCAAAGGAACTCATATCCACTTTGGACAACCTGGTTTCGAAAACTGGGAAAAAGTATTGGCCTTTTTACAAGCCTGATATATACCGTATGAAGCTTTTAAGACTACAAGAATTTCTGAACGAAAAAAAGGAGAACGATCCAAAGGATTTGTATAAAGTCTATTTGGCGATCGATCCAAAGAGCGGTCACAGATGGTGGTCTTATAAGGACTTTGCTGGCGACAACTTCTTTGTACAAATCACACTTGATAACTACAAGAAGATGGACATCAACCCTAATTACCCAGTGTTGAATTACAACAGCAAAGTAACAAAGGTTCTTTTGGACAAGGGCTTAATTAAACTGGAAAACGTTTACAACAAGCCTGAGTTTATCAAACAATCAGGATCCAAAGTCGAATTTCACAAGATCGTAGACGGGGACGAAAACATTCCCCTGACAGTTTACTCGAAGGATGAGGCTGTGAAAAAGATCGGATTCCCTATGATCGCTAAGCCTAAGGGTGGCCATAGCGGTTTGGGTATTCAGATCTTCAAAAATCAGAAAGATTTTGATAAAGCCGATCATGAGGCTTTGGATTTATATAGCCAATACGTGGACAAAAAGTCCGAACACAGGATCATCAATTTTAACGGTCAACCAATGTACTGGATGGAAAGAATTCCGATGAACGGAAAAGCCAAATCTGGTGATGGCAAGGGTGACGAACAAATGATGTTCAAATACATTTTAAGGGATCCAGCTAAATTAGCTCCCAAATACAATGAGCTTATTAAGAAGTACTGTGACATGTTCAAGGATTTACCTTACATCACTTTCGATGTGATGGAGGACAAGAACGGGAAGCTCTATGTTATCGAATCTAACGCTCAACCTGGTGTGCCATTCGACAGTACTGTTCAGTTGTACCAACAAATCTTTAAGGATTTCTACGGTCGAGGAGTTGATCAAGCTACTTCAGACAAGTTGAAGAACTATTCTGATTACATGATCAAAAAGACCTTGGAGTTAGATCCTGAAAGGTTTGAAGTAAAAAAGTAACATGCTACAATTAATTTCGTCTTACATGCTTATAGGCATGCTATTCTCTATGGCTACAGACTATCTGTCGCATCTGTCTAAGAAAATTGATCCAGAGGGAACACAAGAACTAACCACGCTTGATCGATTGGGTATCATTACGTTATGGCCTATTTTTGTCTTATTGGTTACCATCTCGTTGCTGAAATCGAAAAAAAATTGAAAAATTTTTAGGGGGCCTATGTTCCAGTTCAAAAATTTGTTGTATATTTACATTGTAATTAAAAATCAGATCAATGAAACAACAAATTTTTACCAAAGCTCGTCAACGATTCGGAGTAGTTTATCCTGCTAAAGCAACTGAGTTTGCTGTTGAAGTCGTTAAAAACAAATCAATCTCTGTTTACAAGCACGGTCAATTGACCAACACATTCAATATAGGTGACAGTGCAGAGTATGACTCTTACAATCTTAAGTATGTTGGTCGCATCATTTCTATCAGCGACAAACGAGTAGTGATTGAGGAACCTTATAAAATGTACGGTAAGGATCACGGTCAACGTCACTCTTTGGATCTTTACAAATTCTGCTGGAGAAACTACGATTTCGATGCGGTAAAGATCGCTAAGCACAATTACGAAGAGTCTATGTACATCTAATTGTTCGTAACTTTATTTTTCCAGATCAAAAGAATTTAGTATATTTACATAGTTAATCAATTAGAAAACATGAATACAATTAAAATCGAAAACGTCAAGTGTAACGGTCTCACTGGAGGCTACGGAAATGCAACCCTTAGTGTTCGCGGAATCATTCAAACAGCAATCTCTGTCTTTCGAATGCGACATGACGATATTTTTGAAATGATGCCTCCTGGCAATTACTATCCTGGTCCAAGGTTTAAAGACGACGAACGAATCGCTGATCGTATATGCTCTGGACTTTACGAAGCTGCTATTCAGCAAGTGACTAACACTAGTTGGCCTGCTCATAATGCTTCTCCAGAACAGTTCGTTGAGATCGTAAAATTGATAGAAAATACAGTAAACAATATCGGTGGCAAAGAAATGGATGCCTTGATTTTGGAAGGAATGCGCGACTGTGCCGAAGCTGATCACTGGTATCAGTTCGAAAAACAGTGGGACTAATTAACATATAACTATTATGGCGATAAATTTAGGGTACTGTTGTATCAATATGACTTTGCAAAAGGAACGCAAGGTCACGATCGGCCGAGGCATGATCAAGAAAACCTTTGGCGAAAAGGGTATTGCTTACGCTAGCGAATTGGCTTTGGCTAATGTCAAGGACATGGTGGAAATCATCAAATGGAATCATGCTAATGGTATCAAGCTTTATCGTATGAGTTCCGACATGTTTCCATGGTGCAGCGAATACGAGCTTAAAGATTTACCTGATTACGAAAAGATCAAAAACGTTCTTAAAGGTGCAGGCACATTGGCTCGTCAATACGGTCAGCGTTTGACTTTCCATCCTGGTCCTTTCTCTGTTTTGGCTTCTGCTAACATGGACGTAGTCAAAAAAACCATCAAGGATCTTAATCAACATGGCGAAATCATGGATCTTTTGGAGCTACCACGTACACCGTATGCTGCTATCAATATCCACGTTAATACTACTGCACCCAACAAAGAAGATGCCATGAAGAGATTCTGTGCTAACTTTATGCTGCTCAATAAATCTGTTCAGTCTAGATTGGTTGTAGAAAACGACGACAAGGAATCTCAGTATACTGTCGAAGATTTGTACGAACATGTCTATTCTGTTATCAAGGTTCCAATCACGTTTGACTATCATCACCACTGGTGTCATCCGGGTGTTTTATCACAACAGCAAGCTTTGCGATTGGCTTCTAAGAGTTGGCCAAAGGGTGTTCGTCAACTTGTTCACTTCTCATCTTGTAAGACCATTCATGAGGACGCTTCGCAAACCAACAAGCGAGCACATGCCGATTACTTGTACGATCACATCGACGATTACGGTTTGGACCTTGACGTAGAAATCGAAGCCAAAGCAAAAGAATTAGCACTGTTTCGTTACATCAATGAAACTATGTCTACAAGCGTCGTATAAAAAACAAAACCGTTATTCATGAAAAACTTTTTTAAACACCTAGGTCGGCTAACGCCACATTTGATTTCTCTGTTGATGCTTTTAGCAGCAGGATTGGGTCTGTACGAAGGTACATTTTCTTTGTTCGAGTTTTGGGTCATTTTGGGTCTAAGTCAAGTGATCACAATCGTAGGTTCAATGAACAATCGTAATGAAGCATTGTACGAGATCATGGAAGAAATCGAAGAAGAAAACACCGAACAGTTAAATTCTTAATCAATGGCAACAAACTTAAAAATCAAAGCCTTAAAATCACGCTACATCGCTCAGCGCGATTCAGCACTAGCAACATTGGAAGTTTATTTGAACAATGCTGCTGGAATCGGTGAACACCCGCAGGTCATCGATGAGATGGATGCACAAGTCAAATTATTGGCTGAAGCAGAAGATTGTCTTGACGTATTGAACAAATACATTGAGACAGTACCAACTCAAACACAAGATCAGAATCAAGATCAAAACTAAAACTTATTTGCGCTGTTTTAAATAGGGGACACTAGTCCCCTATTTTTTTGATATATAGTGGAAAGGGCTTGAAAAAGTTTTAAAAAGTATGGAAAGCGACAGTAGAAAAAATGAAAAGGGTCAAAGGAGCAATCAAGGATCATCTAGCGTCGATCTGCCTAGTAGTAGCGACGTTCCTGAACCCACTAGGGTTCGATATAGCATTTTATTCGGTTATGAAAGTGACAGGTTCCTATTGGGTTACAACTGGCATGTTTTACCTTGGTTCGGCCTGCTTTTTTGGCTTATATTTTTGGCTACGCAATCGTAATAAAAAGAGTCAAAATAAGAAGGAAATAAATATAACAAAGGGAGACGATTACGATAATTGGCATCCTCACTTTTAGATATGAAAAAGATTAAGCTTTTAGAATCGTTCTTGGTCGAAAAGACCTATGCCGAAAAAATCAAAGAGTTTGGTGAAAAAATAAACGCCATCTCTCAAAAGAAAACTGATCTAAACAATAAGCTTAGAGGTCTTGCTGGTGCAGACACACAAAAAGAAGCCATCAAGGCTGAAATCACCAGAATTCAATTACAAATGGTGGAATTAGAGAGACAGAGACTTAATTTCAACAAAAGAATAGAGGATCTCAATCAAAAACTTAAAAATCTGTAATGAAATACATCAAGCTATTTGAAGAGTTTGTTAGTGAAGCCGAAGATACTTACACAGACTATCCCGCTAAAGCTTCAGAAAATGCCAAACTTGCCATTGAGTGGAAAGAAAAGTATGGTAGAGAAGAAGTTGAAGCTGGAACTGCAGTTGGTTGGGCCAGAGCTCATCAATTAGCCAACAAAGAAGCCATTTCAGCAGACACAGTTATGCGTATGGCTTCGTTTAATAGACACCGCAAGAACAGTAAAATCGATCCAGAATTTAAAGACACTCCATGGAAAGACAAAGGTTACGTGGCTTGGTTGATTTGGGGAGGAGACGAAGGTGTTGATTGGGCGCTCGAAAAAGCCGAAGAAATCAGAAAGAAAACTGGTAAATTGGCCGAAGGGTTTGTTCTTAGGGATCTAGAAGACGAATACGGAGTTGAGTTGGATCTATACGATAACGGTAAACACCTGGAACTCAGCAAAATTGAAGTACCAAAAAGACTCAGAGGAGAAGGTATCGGTACTGAATTAATGAACAAGATCATCGACTACGCTGATCAAACCAAAAAGGACATCAGACTAACCCCGTCGAAATCTTTTGGAGCCACATCAGTTGGCAGATTAAAGGATTTCTATAAGAGATTTGGCTTCGTCAAGAACGACGACTATGCTTACAGGGACACAATGGTTAGGTATCATAAATAGGCTAGGATATATAAAATCTAAAATGCTAAAATAAAACCACATAGAAATGGCAAAAATTCAATCTTACGAAGAGTTCGTTGAAGCTTTAGAGCAAGAAGAACTTAAAAAGACATCCGCTCACATTGCAGAAGAGGAGGATGAGGACGAAGAAAAAGAAGAAGGTTCTGAAGAAGAGTCTGATGACGAGGATACCGATGCAGCTTTAGCTGATTTGGAAAAAGAATTAGAAGACGAAGAAGGTTCAGATGAAGAGTCTGAAGAAGATTCAGAAGAATCTGAAGAAGAAACTGAAGAAGAAACCGAAGAAGAACCTGCTGAAGAACCAGAAGAGGAAGAATCTGAAGAAGAGCCTGCTGAGGAACCAGAAGAGGAAGAATCTGAAGATGAAGAATCTGAAGAAGAGACCGAAGAAGAGCCTGCTGAGGAACCAGAAGAGGAAGAATCTGAAGAAGAGCCTGCTGAGGAACCAGAAGAGGAAGAATCTGAAGAAGAACCAGTTACAGTGGCTGACACTGAAGAAGAAACAGTTGAATCTATCTCTAAGAAAATGTACGAGTCTTTAAAGAAAGAGGCTATGACATGGGAAGAAGATATGCACGACGAACACACTATCGAAGCATATCTTAAAGAAAACTGTTCAATGCAAGCTGGTATGATGGCCGAAGCTCTTAAAGAACTTAAGGGTGTTAAAGAAGACTACACAGTTGAAATGTACGAAGCTGCTTGTAACTCGATGAAAGAGGCTTTCGCTAAGAAAATTGACGAAATGAAAGAAGCATACGGGGCTGAAGGTCCTACCATGTAATTCATTAAGAATAAACTTTTGAGATGGTCGTTGTATAAGTTACAGCGACCATTTTTATTTTTATATGCCAAGAATACCTATTGAAAAAACGTATATGCAAGTTGCTTACCAATTTGCTAAATTGAGCTACGCGGAGCGTAGAAAGGTTGGTTGTATTATTGTAAAAGATAAACAAATCATCTCATTTGGATACAATGGGATGCCTCATGGATTTGACAATCAATGCGAAGTTATGGAAACTCGATACTGGGAAAACCCAGCTGGTGCAGAACTTTTAGAAGACAACGGTTGGACACTATCAACGGATGGATCTTGTAGCTGTCATCGATATGTGACAAAACGAGAAGTTCTACATGCTGAATCAAACGCTATCATGAAAGTAGCAAAGTCTACCATGAGCTGCGAGGGTGCGGATCTTTACACTACTACGTGTCCATGTTTTGACTGCGCCAAATTGATCATTCAGGCTGGGATCAAAAACGTTTACTTTACAGAAGACTATCGAGACATGAGCGGGGTCGAACTACTTAAAAAAGCTAATATTCACACAGAACAAGTAATTTGCTGGAATGCTGACTGAGATAAAAAACACAATAGACCAAATATTAGAACACAATTTACTGGGTCAAGGATTCCAATTTAGAAAAGGACAACGAGAAACAATAGAAGCAATTTGCTCTTCTTACTTTGAAGATCCAGAAAGTACCATCGTTATTGATGCTCCAACTGGAACGGGTAAGTCTATTATTGCCATGGTTTCTAGCATGGTCCTTTCAAAACTTGGTAAAACTGGCTACATCATTGCCAGTGATTTGTCCCTACAAGATCAGTACGAATCAGACTTTTATCGTTTAGGATTGGGTTGGCCTTCTTTGAAAGGAGTTGACAACTACAACTGTGACGTGAATGGATTGCCATTTAGCATCGGTGACTGCAAGATCAAGGGTATGGGCTACGAACAAGCCAGCAAACTTCCTTGCTATTCAAACTGTGAATACTTACAGCGTCGAAACAGAGCCATGAATCACTCAATAGCTCTCTTAAATTACAGTTTTTGGTTGATCCAACGCAATTACGTTGAGGCTAAAATGTCACAAGAGGATCGTCAAGTTCCGTTTGAACAAAGAGACTTTGTCTTTTTTGATGAGGCCCACAAGGTCGACGAGGTGGTTCAAAATCACTTTAGCCCAAGGGTTGATCCTAGCATAGTCTCAAAGATTCACAACCTAAACTTGTTCCTGTCAAGAAACAGCATCAATGCGCCCAAATACACAAAGAACCAAATAGACGTATTAGTACATGATTTGATGCACGAAACTGACAGGGAGCTTCTTTTCGAATCGATGAAGGATTTTGAGAAGGTTCTTAGATCTTACAAGAAGACCAGAGACGCTGTCAATAAAAAAGCTAAAGCTCGCTTTGGCAACAGCATAGTTCCCCGCGATTGGCAAAACATGTTCTCCACATACGATCGTATCAAGGACATGCACTGTAAATTTGAGGACTATATCGATCTGATAGACGAATTGGGTCTTAAGACCATGGTGGTCAACCAAAGAATGGAAGAAGCCAGTTTCATGTGCGTCGAAGAGCAAGCCATGATCAAAAAATACTTGCACGCAAAGGCCGATTTCAAGGTCTTTATGAGTGCCACTATCGGTGATCCTTCAACTTACATGAAAATTATGGGCATCACTAACGCCAAATTCATTAGGCTTGGTAACGCTTTCAATTACGAAAAATCCCCAGTGGTTTTTGTTAACAAGTACAGACTTTCTATGAAGGAAAAGGACAGATCCTTTCCACCAGTTCTAGAAATGTTAGACAAGATCTTAGAGAAACACAAGGGCCAACGAGGCATCATTCATTCTGGTTCTTACGAGTTCAGTAAAAAGATCATTGAACAGAGTGGTCAATCGATGAGGTTGATCAACTACGCTGACAGTAAACAAAAAGCAGTAGCGCTTGAAGAATTTAAAAAGTCAAAGGACAAGATTCTGATAGGACCTTCGATCTTAGAAGGACTGGACCTAAAAGACGAGACTAGTCGTTTCCAGATATTCTTTAAGGTTCCTTACCCTTCGCTTGGCGATCCATTGATCAAAGCCAAAATGAATCACATACCAGAATGGTACGATTGGAAAACTGCGGTTTCGTTCTTGCAAGGAGTTGGTAGATCGGTCAGAAACGAAAACGATTGGGCAGTTACTTACGTCCTGGATGCGTGCTTCCAAAGTTTAATAAATAAGAAGGACTACTTGCCACCCGATATCAAACAACGTATTAAAGTCATAAAATAATGGGATTCAATAAGAGACATTTACCGGAAGTGCCGGTTTTACAAGAGAGATTAAAGGAAATGGGGCGTGAGCAGTTCTTAAAAATTTACTATTTCAACCCTGATGCAATCTTTGGCAGTCAAAAATCCTTTGAATTTGTTAAACAGGTTTTGAATGAAAACGAAGGCTTTATTCCCAGAAAATAAACTTTTACAATCACTGTTGTATAAAATATTAAAAATCCTTAAAAGAAAAGGTATGTCTACTCAATTAGAAATGGAAAATACACTAAACTTAGAACCTGGATCATGGTTAATGTGGATCAAAGGTGAAAAAATCGGACATTCAGTTGAAATTAAAGAGATCGATGAACAATGGATTTCTTTTACGAACGGAACTCGCATCTCCGTAGAATTAGCTCCAGAATACATGGCTAACACAACACCTGGTGTTTCTGTTAAACCAAATAAAAATGCTGCGATTGCCAAAAACATCGAAGATACCTTCGCTGCCAAAGCTGCTCCAGTAAAAGAGCCAACTGATCCAATCGTTAACATGCTAAAGACTCTTAGCAAAAAAAATTCGGTTGAGTTTCCTATCAACTTGAATGTAAAAATTCCTTCCCCAGCAATGTACAGTGTGATGAGCGCTGAACTTGATGAAGCTGATTTGAAGGAGGCTATTTCTAAAATGATCATCGAACAAATCGATATAGATAGTATAACTCAACAGATTAAATCTAACACTCACACATTTATTAATAACTACTATGGCAAATAGAAGAGAGCGCCGCTGGGCCTTAAAACAGAGAGGGTTTTTGAAGATCAAAAACATGTACAATCGTTTCAGTCCAATTGCACTACAGTGGTATGCAACTAGACAACAAGAGGGACGTCAAATTCACAATGCTAACACCGAAGCTGTCGAAAAAGCTCAATACGAGTCTTTATTGACAAGAGAGCAAAAGCAAAGAGAACTCTACACTGAGTTGGGTTACAACGATGCTGAACTAGAAATGGTGTTAGAAGCATGGAGATTGACTACCATCAAGAATTCAGATTCTCGTAGAGAAGACAAAAAAGAAGCACGTCGCTTGACTAGAGAAGCTCAAGCTGCGTTTTTGGCTAGAACAAACGCTTAAAGATATGATGTACCTAACGTTGGAGCCGGTTGACAATGGCGTGGTCAAGATTATCGAAGACGATAACATCAATGCAGCCGGAGAAAAGTACGAATCAAAAATTGTATACGACTTGGATGCGGGTGGTCTTGAAAGGACCACCCAGCTTCTTCAAGATGTTGTTCTGGATTTAGGTCTAGAAACAGGATCAGAAGAGGATGCCAAGAAGTTGGAAATAAAATTAGTTTGGGGTACCAATTACAAACCAAAGCAGGAAGAACTAAAAGCTAGAATTTCTGAATTGGAAAAGGAATTGGAAAAACTCAGAGCTGGGTTATCTAAGTAATGTTGTTAAAAATAAACTATTTATGGTGCGGAACCAAAAGCGATTTCACATGGTATACTAAGACCAATGGCTGTTCTGTGACTATAAATTACAACGACATCATAGTTAACTTAATCAAATCCGACATCATGAACGCTGAGCCTCCTTTGGCTGTTGTCAATCTTTACATCAGAAAGAAATTGGCTAAAGTGATGGAGGATGCCAGAAACGGGACGTGTTCCGAAATGGCTTACTTAATTAAAGATCTAGAAGAAGACACCATCGAAGGTGTCTTCTCTCTTATAAACGAACTGGCATCCTACGAAAACGTTGATTACGTCAGCAATCTAATCGTAGTCAATCAATCTATTTTGCCTGATCAAACCATTTTAGCCAAATTTGATACTGTTAAATTTGTCAACAAATGATCAAACACCAATTATTTACACGAGGAGAATATGTATACGCTCTCTTGTCGGACGCACAGAATCCAGAGTTCATGTTTCCGATCAAGGCAATAGTGTACGATACCAAATACGATGACATTAGTCCTCTCTATCAGCTCAGAATCGTAGAGTTTTTGGACGACATCGAATTCCTAAAGAGATACTTCTTTCAAGCTTCTTTTAAGAAGGAACTGAACGCAACAAAGTACACACGCATAAACCTTAAGCGAGGACTCTACAAAACTAGGGAAGACTTGACCAATGCTGTCAACGGAGACAACTGGAAGTCATACTTGGTCGTAGTTGACTCTATCTACTGTACGAAATACGAAGGTGAGCTAATGGAGCTGTTTAAAAAGCTTCAGGACTTCATGATAGAGAAACGCTTAAAGGAAATATTTGAACTGTCCAGTCGTCTCTCTTACAACAAAGGACAGTATCACTTCAAATCTAGGGGTCTTTATGAGATAGCCCTAAAAAAATTCTTGGGAGACAAATTACCCGAAGATCCGACGTACATGGACAAGTTACTCTATAGACCAAAGAGCGACGAACTCGACAAGATATGATAACATAATATCTCCGAGATATATAGTCTATAAAAAATCATAGATAGACTGTATGGCAGGATCAGAATTTGTAACAGGCATAACCGGTAATGAAGTTGAAGTATTCAACCCAGAATCCGGTGATTTTGCCAAAGTTTCTGAAGTTTCAACAGATGTTAGAAATACATTAAACCCCGATGCTCAACCACAAGCATTAGTAGCTGGATTGGGCGGTGAAGAAGCTGCCATCAATCCTACTGTTTCAGCACCAGATACTTACACAGGTATGCACAAGTGGACTAGTAACGCTTATGAACAAATGGTGGAACCAAGAACCTATAAAATTGACAATGTAGAAAAGAAGGTTGACAAACTAGCCCCTTATTCCATTGTTAATAAGTGGTCTCTTTTTTCTTACAAAGGTAAAATGCTTGATGCTGCTCCTACAACAACAGCAAACGAACCATCACCTCTATGGGGTGTTGGTAAAGAGCTTTATCGCAAGCCTTTATACTCTGCGGACTCCGATGAATTGAATCCAACCGCTGGTACTATCATCAGAAAATGTAGAGAAAACAAATCGGTTAGCTACCAATACACTTCTGGAGATTTCGCATATTGTCACTATTATGGTAAGATTCCAAACAATTACATGGTTACTCTGCGTAGATTTCCAACTCCATGCCCAGACGACATCATCAACGGTACTTCACTGAACGAAAAGGGTGAAGCTGTTAAACTTGCTCAACCAGATATTGCTCGAGCAATTACATGGATGAGCGAAGCTGCTGGAAATAAATTAGAAGATTTACTTAAATTTACGGTAGGTTATCAATGGGAAGACTTGGAATCTGAAGTTCAAACCATTACCCCAAATGCACCCGACCGAGGTAGCGTAGGTAACTTTATTAATAGCTCACCGTTCTTGTCTAACATCGAAAACACAGCGAACGGTGTTTCACCGTACCAAGCGGCCAATGTTGAAGCTCACGGTGCGGGTTGGGATCCTTTAAAAGAAACCAAACCTAATCATGCTTTAGGACCTTACAACGTGATTAAAAACGTTAGGGTTAGAAAGGAAGGTTTAACCTTTGAACAGGAGATAAAACTAGTATTTGAATACGATTTAAGATCTATCGGAAAGGTTGATCCTAAAATGGCAATGCTTGATATTATGGCAAACATGCTTGTATTGACGTATAACAACGCTCCGTTTTGGGGTGGTGCTACCAGATATACTTCAAGTGGCAGTGTTAAGCCTCCGTTTGGTGATATGAGTAAATTAGCCAGCGGAAATATTGCAGGCTATTTTAGTAGCATCGTGGATGGCTTTCAAAAATCAGCTACTAGTCTTTTCTCTGGAGGAAATCCTCTAGATGCATTAAAAAAGATAGGTGGTAACTTATTAGGTGGATCCTTAATGAATTTATTTGGTAAACCGAACGGTACTGAAGCTGCCAAAGCTTTTTTAACGGGTGATCCTACTGGAGCCTGGCACGTTACTATAGGTAACCCATTGAATCCCATTGCAGTAATAGGTAACTTAACTTGTAGTAATGCTGATTTTGCCTTTGAAGGACCTTTGGGTTATGAAGATTTTCCAAGTAAATTGAAAGTGACTGTCACTCTTGTTCCTGGTAGATACAGAGATAAAGGTGATATTGAATCAATGTTCAATTCAGGTAGAGGTAGAATTTATTTGACACCTACTGGTGCTAAAGATCCAAACCAAGAAACTATCGTAGACGCTTACGGAACAAAGATACCACAAAAGGGAGATGGTAAGAGTAGTCGAGGAGCCGCTGGAGCAAGAGGCGGATCTCTAACCGGAGGTGCTCAACTTCAAGAAATCATTGTCGAAGACGAAGGATGGAAGGACAATGGTTTTGTACAAACTATGAAAGATTTTGCTAACGGATAATGAATACTGAAGTTATAAATAGAAAACGCATTAGCAATGGCAAAGTTATTTTGTCAGAGCCTACTATGGTATTTGTTAAGAATATCAAAATCATAGCGTATCATACTGTGAATGAAGATGAGGCCATGAGAGTAGATAAAATAGCTAAAAAATATTACGGTGTTGATGGTTCTTTTGATAGAATCTTAAAATGGAATGGAATTTCCAACCCGTTTTCTATAGCGCCAGGAATGATTTTGGAAATTCCAGATCCGAATGGTCAAACTTTCAAATGGGAAAAACCAAAAGAAATAGAAAACCCAGTAAGACAGCAGTTTTTAGATGCCAAGAGAATGAGCAAACCTGATCTTAAAAGAGTGGAGTTTTTAAAGAACAGATCCTCTAATAAACCAAATGGCAGCAAACAAAATTTGCCACCAAACATGTTGAAAACTGGTGAGAAGGACGTAGTGATCAAGGGAAGAGTTATTTCTTTACAAAATTCTTCAATGAAAACAAATACACCGATGCTGGGTTCCAAAGCTATATTGAGTCCTAAATTTGCTCAACAGATTAAAAAAATAGCAACTGAATCTCTGCCTAAGAGTAATACTAAAAACGTTAACACCGGTAAACCTACGTCAAATTAATTATGTCAGTATCTAGCAATATTTTAACAGTCCTAGAACCGACTATTGTTCTGGACGAAGTACAATTACCTAACATGGCCGAAGATGAGGGTAGAGGTCCTAATCAAATTCCAAGTAAAAGAGCTGGTGATTTGGTGCCAATGGTGATCATTAACGGTTATACACTAAGTGATACGGATCTCCTACAATTTGAGTTAAGTTTAACCGAAGAGATGCCTAAACTTTACATCAAATTTTCTGATTCCAGAAACATGTTTACGATTGATAACTACCCACGAGACGGTGGTATCATTAACGTTAGATTAGCTTCTAAGAATCCAGAAATCTATAAGTCAATCAGATTAGATTTTGACATAATTAGAGTATATGGAAACCCTACACAACCCGAGGCTGGCACACCAACGTTTACGATGTTTGGTCAGTGTAGTATTCCCGGTCTTTTTGCAGAAGATTGCAAAAGTTTTGGTGAAGGAACAAGTCTAGATCATTTAGAAGCTATTGCAACCGATCTTAAGTTGGGATTAGCGACAAACGTTACTGGTACTAGTGATTCTATGATTAGATTGTGTCCATACGGAAGTCGCTTAGATTTTATAAAGGACACTGTTAATAGTTCATACATTGGTGAAAATTCATTTCAAGATTTTCACATTGATCAATATTACTATTTAAACTTTATTGACATCAATCATCAGATCAATGTTAAGGCTGATTTTGAAGACACATTCTTTACGTTCTTACAGGATCTTTCAGTCGACGTCAAGGATACTGATTTGTACAACATGTCTGGTAAATTACTATTAACCAACAATACAAACTTACAGGGGACTTCTAATCATATCGTGTCTTACACTCTTGAGAACAAAGCGTTCAACGTAGTTGAAGTGTTTGGCTACAAAAGAGACGTACAATATTATGATCACGGAGAAGAAGAAAAACTAAAACAATTTACGCTCGAATCATTGACTAGCGAAGATCTAAAACCCATTGAATCTCCATTGAGAGGCAGATACGGTGGAGAAGGTGACATAAGAGTTGAATTGGAAAGAAAACACAAATATACTGGTCGTCAATTTTACAGCGACGATGCCGCTTCTAGAAATACACATCTCAACTTCAATTACTCCGTTTTACACAATTTTCACAACAGAGCTGAACTAGAAAAATTACAGTTAGTGGTAGATTTAGGTGGATCAAACATGGCTCTTTATAGGTACCAAAAAATACCGGTGATCATATACGAACACGACATCACTAGAAAAATGGCAACTTCTGAAAAGGACATCAAGCTTGAAAAAACAGGTATGAATGAAGGTCATTTTGATGGTGCTAAACCCGATGATAGAGAAAACGAAGCCAGAGCTACAGCAAAGATCAATAATTTTTTAAGCGGTACGTACCTTATCGGTAAAATAACATACATCTATAATTTGGATGAAGGCATGAAACAACGCTTACATCTTTACAGAAGAGAATGGCCAGTACCTCTTAAGCAGTTACCTGACGCATAACAAAATACGATACATATCTTATGGCGGTTTACGAATATAAAAATATCAATTCATTTAGAAAGGGTCAGAAGACTTCTAAATACTATCAGGATCCAACGTACCTGACTTTTATGTTGCAGTTTATGTTCGATGACGCTGAAAATTCTCCGCTCTTGGCAGATGCAGGTTCAGACAATCCTAGAATCGGTACCGCCGCATATTATTTAAAAGAGTATATCAAAGATGATGACAGAGCTTTTTATTTGGCTGAATTCGTAAAAACACTTAGACTAATAAACAAAGAAATGCCATGGTTTTGGCAATCTTTGGCAGGCGTAGAAACATTCATCAACTATAATGTAATGGAACCGTATCGCGGTGGAGACGATGCCAAGATTACTATCACATGTTTAGAGAGTTTAAACCTAATGGTCGCCGGTATGATGGATTTATACAGAGCAGCTATGTGGGATGAAGATAGATGGGTTTGGGTAGTACCTGACAATCTTAGAAAGTTTTCACTAATAGTCTATGTTTCTGAAATGAGAAAGATTCAATTGGGACCAAATACTGGAAATCAAACTTCAGCGATTCAAACTCCATTTGATGCTAATAGTGTTACTGGGGAAAACCTACCATTTTTTGCATTCAAAGCTTCTAAGTGTGAATTTGAATTAAATTCAGGTAATTTATTTGCTGATTTAAGTGCCATCGAACCCAAGCAGGCAACTTCTACCATAGATATTAAATACGAGAGAATTCATACTTACGATGCTAGGTATCTTAATGGCATTATGGGAGTTAGATTAGATTTATCTGATAGAGCGTCTAATGGATCATTAAGTGATAATGGTATCAATCCAACTGCTCCTTTTGCTTCTGGTTATACAGGTCCATTTGCTGATCAAGTTAGACAGGTTACTGATTTAAGCGAAGAGATAAGTAATGTTGTCACCCAATTTCCTAAAAAATTGGCTAAGAATGCACAAAGAGAAATGGAAAATATGGTTAGTGGAATGTTGGGTAATGTATTTTTGGGCAATGTCCATGATGTAAGATTTACGTTTAGAGATGCTCTTAGACAGGGTTCGATTAACGCTATTGCGAAAGATCTTGGCAACGTTTTTTAAACACTGTCATAAAGATACATAATATATGGAAAGCATAAAGGAATTAAGTGCCGATAATCTTAGGGCTACAAGTTGGATAGGAGAAGTGGTGGAAAACCAGGATCCTGAAAATTTAGGTAGGTGTAAGATAAAGGTTTTTGGTAAGTTTGACTTACTGGCAACCGCTGATATTCCATGGGCTTTTCCTTCTAATAGAATGTTACCAGGATCACATGCTGTTCCAAATGTAGGCGATATCGTTGCAGTTAGATTCGATAACGGTAACATTTACATGCCAGAATATCACTATCAAATAGATCAAAATAAACAGCTTAAAGAAGACGTATTAGATGCTTCTGCAGAACCTCATAATGTTATATCTTTGGTATATGATGCTACGAGAAATATTAGAGTTTATTGGTCTAAAGAAGACGGTTTAGTAATTACCACAGGAGATTCTAAAACTTCTGCACCCATGATCAAATTCGATGATCAGGGAGATATTTTGATCAATGCTGAAAACATCTATATGGCAACTTCAGATACTGATAAAAAAGAACCTGCAGTTAATGGTGAAACTTTGTATCAAACTCTAAAGAAATTTATGGAGACTTTTAATAAACACACTCACCCAACTCCTGCAGGACCTAGTAGTCCTCCTCTTCCTACTGAAGTTATAGCCGTTCAGACTGAATTAACAAAATTGGTTAAAATTAAACACGAAAAGTAGTAGATATATAACTCATCACTTCTAAATTTAAAAATAAATGACATCAAAAAAATCAAACGCTACAACCGCATCTAAGGTTAGTACAAAAAAGCCAAGATTGGCTGACAAAGTCAAAGAAAATTCAGTAGAATTAAAAGACTTGGTCGAAATCAAACAAAGAGACTTTTCAAAGGTCGACGAAGACGTTAGATTCGACGGCGACGAGTGGTACCTACCTAACGGTGAATTCGATTGGGATGGCTACGAAAATGCCAATCGCGTTAGAGTTGGTAGAAACACCAATCCGCACGTAAAAACCGTTGACAAAAGCGACAAAGTTTATTGTACAGGTAGCTACGCTCAAGAGCTTTACGATCTAATGTTCAACAAAGCTTCTACCAATTTCCCTAACAAATTCGATGTTGAAATCGGTAAAGTTTACGAGGGTACTGTTTACGGTATCACTCCACAATGGATGAGCATCGACATTGGTTACAGAGAATTGATCTATGTAAACTCTTCTAAAGAGGACACAAAAGCTTACAAAGAAGGCGACCATGTTGCTGTAAAGGTCACTAAAGGAAAGCAAAAAGATTTCATCACTGGTTCTATCGAAGAAGGTATGCAACAAGCTATCTTTGAAGAATTAATGAACAACATCGACGGTAACGTAGCTTACACTGGTCACGTGAAACACATGATCCAAGAAGGTGGTTACATTGTCAACGTTAACGGTATCGATTGTTTTATGCCAGGTTCTTTGGCCGGTATGAACAAATTGCACGACTTCTCGTCTATTGTTGGTCAAGATCTTTACGTAGTTCCTATCAGCTTCTCAGCTGAAAGAGGCACAGTAGTAGTTTCTCACAGAGCTTACTTGAAAGCTTTAGTACCTAACGCAATTGAAGATCTAAGAACTTCAGGAGATCAAATGATCACTGGTTTTGTAACTGGTACTGCCAAATTCGGTGTGTTCTGTGAATTCAACGGATGTTTGACTGGTATGATTCACATCAATGACTTGGACGAAGCACACGCTCTTAAACTTAAGAAGCATGAGATCAATCCCGGTGATGCGATCGAATTCAAAGTTAAAGAGATCATCTCTGATACTAAGATCACATTGACTCAGCTGGTTCACCAAGATCCTTGGAACGGCATCAGTGAAAGATATAAATTGCCTGCTCGAGTTACAGGAACAGTGAAGTCTATCAAAGACTATGGTATGTTCGTAGCTATCGAAGAAGGTGTAGTTGGACTCTTACACGTAAGTGAACTACCTGAAGGTGCAATCAAGAACTATTCTAAAGGTCAAGAAGTTACTGTCGAGATCTCAAGAATCGAAGAAATCACCAAAAAGGTATTCTTGAAATTGATTTCCTAAACTAACATTTTATTGGGGCGATATATACTAAAACTATAGTATAATATTAGCTCTAAAAATGTTAAACGTACACAACAAGGACATTCTTTTCAACGCTCTAATCGGGTTTGAATTTGAGTTCTTTTCTAATTACGACCTAGAAGAGGCAGTTAGTCAACTGAAATCTCTTCTAGGTCGTGATATTTATGTGGGTACCAAAGCCCACAGTGATTTTCAACCAACCGATAAAAAGTTTAAGGTTGAACCTGACATGTCAGGTGGTAAGAACATGTTGGAGCTGGTTACTGGTGCCTTGCCGTACCAAGATGCTAGAATGGTTTTGATCAAAGTTTTGGCCTATATCAAAGAGCACGGCTACACGACAGAAAGATCAGCTATTCACGTTAACTGTTCGTTTGACACCAAGAAAACTGGTGATCCATACCGTATCAAAAAGATGAACGTTTTGAAGTTTATTCTTGACTTCAACGAAAATCAGGTTTATAAATTCTTCCCACACAGAGAAAACTCAGTTTACGCTAAGTCTATCAAATGGATCTTACCAAGATCAGAAAACTATTTCTTTGATGGCAACACCATCTCTTCAATGAATTTTGAGTATCCGATGTCGAAATACTACGGCATCAACTTCTCGAAAGCTGAAAAAGGTTATTTGGAATTTAGATATTTGGGAGGTAAAGATTACGAGGATAGAACAACTGATATTTTGCACTTGACCGATGTGTTCTTGCTGCAAATGTGGAACGCAACAGAAAATCCATCTTTCACAGCCAATAATAAACTAGAGCTTAAGAGAATTCTTGAAGCCAATAAAAAAGTCATCGATGGTAGAAAAGACTGGAGAGTTCTTTTCCCAGTTGACGGTGATATTAGACTTACAATCGATATGAGCGATAGCCCAGTCAAAATCGATATGTATTGGCCTCAAATTAGAGAAAGAGTGATCAAACTCTTTACACACGGTGGCATCGAAGGCGGTAGAATCAATTACGATACTGATGCTGGAAGGGTCCAAATTAAAGACGCCTTCATGAAAATGTGTTTTGAATTAGAAGTTTACGAATTCGTAGATTGTAAAATTAGAGGATCTGTATTTAGCAGTGACTTTTACGGTTGCGACATCGAAGGTTCTGATATTAGAATGTGCGCTCTTTTTCAGGGAACAGACATTAAAGAAAGTAAAGTACAATCTTGCTATGTTTCTGAATCCACTCACTTGGAAAACTGTTACGTTTTTGGAATAGATACCTATTTCGAGGGTCAAATGCAGGGCGGAATCTTTAGAGAGGGTAGATTCACACACAAAGCCAGCTTTGTAGAAACAGAAATCGTACAAAGTAAAAAAATAGAACAACACTAAAATGACTAACATTGACGCAGGAGATTTGGGAGACCTAGGACTACCAAGAGACTATGATCCAAATTGTCTAAACAACTTTATGAATGATTTGGCTGACGAGATCACTGGAGCTTGTATGATTCCTATGAACTTACCTAAAAAAGAAGTCTATAACATCATCCAGAGAGCCAAGAAGTGGTTCTATAAAAACTACGAGTATTCTGTACAAGAAAACTTTTTTGTGATCCCAGATCAATACTTTAAGACTGATATTTTTAAAGCTACTAGATCTATCACTCTACCGGGTGCTGATGCAACTGGAGGCGGTGCAGTCTTTTCGGTTTACGGTGTTTACCAAGTGGGTGCATTCTACGGAGCAGGTACAGACATCAGATTTACCAAAGGTGACTTTAACATCGACCGTTTACTTTTTGGAGGTATGTTGGGTCAGGGTACTTACGATATTAGATCTGCCGAAAACTTACAGTACTATGTGATTCAACAGAGTTACTACGATATGGCTAGACAGATCATCAACAATCCTATATCCTATAACTACAACCAATTGACTAGAAACTTGAAGATCATGGGTGAAACACCTAAGAGTCACTTGATTCTGGAACTTTACCAAACTATCCCAGACTGTGCCCTTTTTGAAGACGAGATCTTCTTTAGATATTGTTCTGCTAAAATTAAGATTGCATTAGGGTCTAAATTGGGTATCTTTAATTACAATTTACCAGGAGAGATTCAAATCAACGCAGACGCTATTCAAAGCATGGGCCAAGACGAACTTGATAAAGTTATCGAAGAGATCAAAGGCGACGAAGGTGTGGATTGGATGATGCACTCTTAACGAAATATATACTAACATAGTATGGAATTATACATCAGAACAGTCGACGATCCCAATTTCGATCCAATGAAGTTGCAGTCTCAAACAGAGATCGCCCAGCTTTTAACACAGATCGAAACCATCCTTTTTACCAAAAGAGGAGACGTTTTAGGTGATCCCGCGTTTGGTGCTAATTTAGAGGATCTTCTTTTTGAATTTAATCTAAACGAAGAAACAATACAAGCGGCAATAGAGAGACAATTATCACACTACTGTCCTCTTGCACAAAAATATAACACCGAAGCTGTTGTTAAATTCTGGAAAGAAGGCGACATTGTTTTGGCAACTGTCGATGTAGTTATTGACAACAAATACGCTGTTAGGGCTGTAATAAATTAAAGATAAAATGGCAGAACTTAAATTTCTTAATAAGTCTAGGATCAGAGCTACTCAAATATTTGAGGATGCTAGAACTTACATTTCTAGAACCTACAAAAGAACAGGTGAATTTTTCACCGCAGCTTCACCGTATGCGCAAATTCTAAGAGTACTTTCTGAACTCGGAGAATTAATCTTTTTCTACATTGAGGATTCGGTAACTGAACAAAATATTTATACAGCTCAACAACCTGAATCTATTTATGGTTTAGCTAGATTAGCTGGTCACGATCCAACAAGAGGCTTTAGTGCAACTGGACAAATTAAATTTAGATGGAAACCTGGAGTTACTAGCGATATTGCAGGTGACGCTTTAATCATTCCAGCAAACGCTGAAATTAGTTTTCCTTCAAACGGTCTAATCTACATGGTTAGGACAAATAGCGATCAATTTAGATTAGATAAAAACTTTAACGGTTACATTAATGCACCTATTTTACAGGGACAAATAGAATCGCAAACGGTTACTGGTACTGGTGAAAAAATGCAATCTTTCAATATTAAAGTTTCAGGTGCAACTGGGCACGATACTGTTAGAGTTTCAGTTAACGGTGAACTTTGGACAAAGTACAATTCTCTATACGAGATGGGAGCCAATTCTAAAGGTTATCTCGTAAAAGCAGGTATTGTTGGAGGTTTAGATGTTTATTTTGGTAATGGTAATTTCGGTATGGTACCGCCAGTTGGTTCAACTATCAGCGTAGAATACATCAAACATGATGGTTCTAAAGGAAACGTCGGAGATTCCAAAGACATTTCTTTCAAATGGATCACAGAAGGTTCTGATTCTACTGGAACTACATACAACCTTAACGAAATATTAGATTGTGAAGTTGTAGCAGCGCCTAAAATGGGAGCTGATCCAGAAAGTACTGAGTTTACAAAATTAATTGCACCTTTGGCATCTAAATCTTTTGTATTAGCAACTCCACAAAATTACGAACACTTTCTATCAAGATACAATTCATTTTCTTATATAGACGCTTATACATCAACCGATGATGGATATTTAGACGACGATAACGTCATCTATCTGTTCTTACTACCCGATGCAAAGAGAAAATTAATGGCTGGTCAAGATTATTTCTCACTGCCAGTTGAAGAATTTAACTTTAAAGATACTGAACTGAATGCTATTAAAAAGGTTATCGAAGATTCTGGACAACAAATGGTTGTTACTGATATTGAATTCGTAAAACCTACTGTGAAATTTTATCGCATGGACATTTTTGTTAGATACTTCGAAGGATTTGACAAAAACCAGATCTTTAAAGACATTAGATCAAAGATCAGCGAATATTTACTTAACGTAGTTAGAAGAGACAAACTACCTAAATCTGACATCATCGCTTTGTTAGAGGGTATCGAAGGCATCGACGCTGTAAACGTTCAATTCGTTTCTGCGCTTGAAGAAGAAGCTAGAAGATTGGGTTACTATTATGTCAAGACAGTGACTGTAACTCCAACTACACCAACTCTTCAAGATGTTGGAGATGGAAAACAAAGATTCTTCTTCTTTGAGAAAAACGAAACTGTACAAAAGGTGAACCTTGTTCCTGGTCAACCTAATCCAATTGGCTTTGACAAATACGTCGGCTTAGACAAGTACGGTGACATCATCATGAACAAACAAGACATGCCTCTATTTAGAGGTGGTTGGTTAGACAGAGATTCGGTTGAAGTAAAAGCTCAACCAGCCATCAATGAAATGGCAAGTCTCTCTGTTTACTTTGATGAACCACCAGTACAACGCACTGTATACACTAAGTTACAGTCTACAAATAGAAAATCAATGTAATTATGGCATCTTTGTACGACGGTTTATACGGTTACAAGCTTAAAAAATTGTATACGATTGCTAAAAGATCTAAAGACAAACGTAAGAATTTGGGATACGATTATAGCAATCAAGTGATGAGAAAAACAGTTTCTCCACACTTATATAGAAACCCGGTGATGAGAGACTTTTTAGACTTCATCAACGATTACGTTTATAACAAAATTCAATCTGTGAGAAAACTTAAGCTTTTTAAGAACTTCACAGTTGATAAAGATTACGATATAGAATAATGATTCTACAAGACCACTCACGCTACAGGTTCTTTAATGGAACAAATGGTATTCTAAACTTTGAATACGATTCAATTAATCATGTTTGGACTGGAAGCATCCACTTCAACGAAGTTTCGACTGGTCTATTTGAAACCGTGGCTTTGGCTATCCTTGAAGAAATTCAAGATACCGATGGCAATATCAGATACGTTAAACCCATTGCCAACTCTGGAGAAGGGATCAAACTTACTGGCAAACTAGTGACTAACAAATACACTAGCGACGGGATATTTCTCTTTGAAACTGTTTTATCTAACGGCGATCTAGAAGTTTCAAAAATCACTTCAAAGGAGTTGGAATTGGATAACTCAACTATCGCAGATCACTCCAATCCAGCGTTTAAAACAATTTTAAACAATATTAATATCAATGAAGAGGCCTTGGTTTTTAATCTTGGACTTCATAGCGAAGAAGACAAGTCTCACTTGAGATGGCTTGAAATTTCTTCAAGTGCAGGTAGAATAGCATACATCAAACTATACGGTGAAACCGTTGGAGAGGATGACAGATTGGGTATTTTATTGGACAATCTAGGCATGTCTGTTGATGAAAGCGACATGTTTGTTTTCAAAGAACATGACGTAAAAGAACAAGCAACAGATTGGATCTTATTGAATGCCAAGAGAAAGGAGATGCTATTAGAAGGTCACAACATTAAGCCGTATATTGGTACTTACAAAGCTTTATTGAATGCCATTAAATTCTATGGCTACAATTCTTTGACTCTAAAGGAATACTGGCTGGACATCAATAAAAACTCGCAGAATTTTGGTAAATTAAAGGCTGTTCCTGTGACCGATGTTGATTCTCCTACTCATTCTTATAACAGTGACAATAGCATTAACAAACCGACAGGTACAGCAAAAAAGACTTCAAGGTTTTCCTTAACATACAGAATTAATAGACCTACTGGAGAATACGACGAGTGGGATCTTCCGCAAGTGGAAGAAGTTTTTGACTTTACACCAGAAGAAGTTTTGGTTAAACTTTACGCCCTCAAGAATAAGCTTCAAAGAGATTACTTGCCTCTTTATGCCAAGATCATAGACATCACTGGTGAAGCCGATATTTTTGGCATTAAGAACATTAACGTAACTTCTAACATGAACCCGGTGATCTTCGGTGACTTCGGGGTGGATGCCAAATACTCTGTATATCCTGATAAAACTCTTTATATTGAGAATTTAGAAAAAATTAGCCCTATCTTTGTTAATTCTTACAATGATTTCATTAATTTTATTGATAATTCATTGATTGTAAATAATCAACTATACGACCAAAATGATGTGATGTCGCACATTGTTGATTTTTATACTGACTATTATAATTTAAACTTAGAGGACAAAGAATTGACGCCATTTGATAATGATGGTCCGATTGCAGGTGCACCGCTAATTTTAAAATGTGAAGCTTTTGAAGATTCATGGGACTCTTTGGGTGATCTAACATGGAACGATTTCAATGTTGATATTTTTAACACATGGAACGACTTTTGGATCAAAAATGCTCACGAAATAGAGTGGCAAATTAAGGGTCCTAACGGTTTTGATCTTTTAATCAGAGGATCTTTGGGTTATTGGTCAGAAATTGCATCTTCCACGCCTAGTAGTTTACAGGCTTTATGGATACCAAGATATTCTCAAATTCCATTAGTGTTACCGTATACAGGTTCTTACGAGGTTCAAATGAGAATTTATGATCTTCATAATTATGTTTCTCAGATTGTAGATTACGATAGAATAAACGTTGAAAGTAAAAATGTGTGTATCTATGGTATGTATAAGTTTAGAGAGGAAAACTATACATGGAATGACACTGATTACGATTGGAGAGAGGCTAGTTCTTCTTGGAATTTACCAGTCAATAATACAACTAGAATTCAAGATGTTCCGGCGACAGCATATTTGACTCTTGATAGATCAAACTATTCTTACAACAATCCAAATCCTGATATGTCTACTATCATCAGATATTTAGACAATGAGTCTGAAACCAGTTGGTCAGAAACTTCGGGTCCTTATTTTTGGGACAACATGAGTGATTGCGTATGGAATGATACAAAAAACTTATGGTGGGAATCTACAGAAATAGGTCCTGATCAATCTTCTTCGTTTAAAATTAGTGATATTGCTAATGGTAGTATTTTAACAATATACCATAAGATTCCAGAATCAAATTTGATTCTACCAGGATCTCATGTTATAGGATCTTCTACACCAACTGGAATAAATGATGTTGCAGGTTGGCAAGCAGTTTGTGATGAATTAAATACATCTTTAGATATATTAGTTTCTAAATTTAATTACAATCCAGTATTTTTAGATACAGATAACGATGGCGTAAACGATACTTTCTTGTATATTTTAGCAGTTGGTAAAGAATACAGTGCTCATTATGATTTCGAGGAAGTTATACTAACCAACGGTAGTGTACACCACGGACAACACTATGTTTCTAGAAACCCAACATGGAACGATACCATCTTCTTTGAAAGTCACGCTACTGTAAGTAAGCTTACACATGTAACTTTTTCTCTGGATAAAACAATGATGCCTGGAAAAACCAAGCCAAAATGGACTTTAAAAAATCTGACGAAAAATTCGCCTGATATATACTATGATAATATGTGGTTTACCTACCTGTTTAAAGAAGCGGGGTCATATAGTCTTAGTTTAGAGCTAGAAGACAGTAACGGTAACAAGAATAGTATCACCAAAAACATAATTACAGTAAAATAAAAAAACTAAAATGGCAAACATTCAACAAATTTTAGGTACAGATAGCATTTCTGCTTCAAGAACGGTTATCAACGACAACTTTAGCGCTATCAACGCTGAATTGATCGACATTTCTACCTATTTGGACACAACAAACTTGACTTTGAGTTCAATGACTTTGGTAGAAACAGATCAATTGACTGTACCAAACGTGGCTGACCTTTCTGCTGGTGGAAACACATTTTCAGTAGCAACTGAATTCACATCAAGCTTAGAAGCTTCAGCAGCATTCTACAGATCGGCATTCGTGAGCGTAACTAACTTTCCAGCGGCATTAACTTCTGTACACTCGACAGTTATTTTGGACGCGTCTATTTCTCCGTTTAACTTACCTAACGGTGCAGCAGACGGTCATGAAATTACTTTAGTAGCTAGCGGTGCATTAGCAGCTGCAGTTACAAACAGCGCAACTGCAATTTTAGGTGCTCCTGCAACTGTTGACTTCGCAGCTAACGGTTCAACAGCATCTCTTAGATGGTCTTCAGGTTTATCTAAGTGGATCGTAATTTCATCGCACAATACAACTATCGCTTAATAAATTATAGAGTAAGAAATGTCAACACCATTAATCAGAAGACCGCAAACCCAAGGTTCAACGGTATATGCTTTTGCATCTGCTGCAAAGGATCTAACTAGAAGTTACAACAACCCAGATCTAAAGTTCGAATTTAGTAAGTTCGCTCTTTTAAACCTGCCTGAAACCGTTTCGGTTAATGGTTTTAACTCTCTGAATTTTGGTTTACTCGAACAGATCAGTGGACCTAACTACGTTACTTCTGATCCTAACATTGACTTTCCTACTACTTTTCAAAACTACGCACTTAACTTAGAACAACACATTTTACAGGACGATGATTTCGATCCTATGTTGTTTGAAACAGACGCAGAAAAGATCTTCTTTAAATGGTTAGATTCTATCGATGCAATCAGATTTAAGCCAGCTGACAACAGTGAAGCTGCCATTGGATTGACTAGATTCACCGAAGAGTTTGATACTATCAGCGCAGGATCTTCTTACGACAGAGTGGTTAAGTACATGGGTTCTATCGATGCGACTAACGACGTAATGTACAAAGGTAACGCTTACCAAGAGATTTACATCAACGTTCCTACCTCGCACGGTTCTACACCAACGGTTCTTTTTAAAGGTGCTGGTGATTTAAGCTACAATACTACAGCGACAGTTTACGACGTTTCTACGGAAACCATTATTTTGGGTAGAGGTAATTCAACTCACCCAGATCCATTAATCAACATGTTTACATTGTGTGATTCTAACGGAGATTACATCATCGATCCAAATACTAGTCCAATTTATGGTCTGGACTGGACAAGTCAATCTTATGCTAGTATCGTCAACGATGCAACATTAAACAGCATTTCGGACTTCAATAAGAGAGGTACAGATTTTAGTTTCAATGCCATTTTAGTTTACTACGATCTATACAGTCAATCTACACCAAGCAATCGTGCCACCAACCTTTACGGTATCATCATCTTGGATAGCTTTACAAACAACGCTATACCTTCTCAAACGAAGTACAAACCAAACACAGTAACTGGTCTTAACGGTAACGCTTATTCTTACAAACTCAACATGAGATTCAACTCTTCGTTGGATAACGTTGGTTCTGATGTTACAGTTAACGACTTTACTACGTTCTCAATGGACATTTTCTTGGACAGCGTTTCTTCACTAGACAACGCTACCAAGACTTTATTGTCTGCCAACGAAAAACTAAACGAAGCTCTTGTAAAAATCGAAGCTTTGGAGTCTTACGTATTAAGCTCTGAACAAACTTCTTCTCTTGTAACTGAGGTTCAAGATTTAAGAACCAGTTTCGAGGCTGCTCAAGCCAATTTTAGTAGCACTTCTTCTTTATTAGATTTGATCGCTCAAACCAACCAGAGAATCAACCAAATGATCGATGGTACTATTCCTACAGAAGTTCAGTACAACACAGACGTTGTTAAGAACGGTAGAGGTATTTTAATCGAAAGAGCTAACGATAAAATTTTCGTTAACAACAATGTGGATGGTTACGCTATCTTGCAACCATACAGATACGATAAAGCTACTGGTACAAGAACTACCAAAATTGAGGATACCAATCCATACGATCCAAACACCGCAACAAGCACTGGAATTTGGGCTAAATTGGAAAACTTCGAGAACATGTTAAGGGTCTCTGTTAACAATAACCCTGCTGTGAATGAGGTTTATATATACATTGACGATAGTGCTGTCAGATGGAAGAAAGGACAAACTATGAAGATTGTGTTCAACAACAACATCAACCTAAACGCGAATTCCTTGGTTTTGGATTTGAACATGAACGCAAACTTAGTTATTCCAGCAGCTTCATTGCTTTCAAGCAAGCCATACATCGAATTGGTTTGTGTAGATGCAGCATCAAACAGTATTAATCAGAAATTCAAATACGACATCTTAAGATAAAATGAACGTTAAAAATTCTCTTAGTGGACTGGTTCAACAGTTTTTACAAATGAACCAAAATGCGATCGAAACATTCGAACGTATTAACGAGGCTATCACGACCGATAAACAGACAGTTGACATTGATCTGCTCAAAGAAAACAATGCAATCACGACTGTATCCATACCTTCGTTTGGTTACATCAAAAGAGAATTAGAGAGACTTGATGCCAACTTCAAGGCGTTAAGTTCTATGGATCAAGGTACAGCTAGTCTGAGATTAGCTGATGGTACTTTTAGAAAATTGGTGAAGGGTAAAATCAAGACTGCTGCGCAGCCATTGACCAACCTAAACTTACCAACTCAGTTCGAAACTCAAAGTAATTTGTTTTTCGAAAGCTTTCTTTCTCCGCTATTAAAGATTAAATTTAACGTTTCTGGACAGGTTACAGAAGAAACTGAAAGAATCTTAAGTAGAAAATATTTGATCGCATCCAGTGAGCCTGGATTAGAGTTCTTTAACAAATATAAGGACGTAGAGAACATTGATCACGGAACTTTCTTAGCTGATCTAACAAACAGCAACGTACCTTACGAGTTGGACGAAGAAATCGTTCAAATGCCATATAGAGACCTTTCGTATTACGGAACTTTCTCAGTGATCAAAACTGATATTGTTCAAAAAAACGTTCAGGTTAACGGTACAACCACTACACAGACAGTAAAACTTTACTCTCTTGATAAACTTACTTATTCAGATTCTGCAAAGACTTTAAAAGAAACTGAAACCCTAAAAATTGGTGATGAACTAATTGTCAACAGTGGTCAGGATTCAACCAAATACTCTATCGTTTCTATCAATGCTGGAACCTCACAAGTTGAGCTTCAGTTAGTAGAAGGTTACGAAGGTATCAAAATTGGTCCTAACGAACTAAAGATTCACAAAGCAGTTAGTACTCCATTAAACATTGACGTTAACGTTGGGTTTGATCAAAGATTGGTAGTGTTCTTAAAGCCTATCGATCCAGATTCAAACATCGTTGCAGAAAACTGGTCACCTGGTGTTGCTTTTTATTCTAACGAATTGAAAATGACAGCAGAAGACGGTACTATTATGACTTTGGCTGATTTCTATCAGGCTGAGGTTGCCGACTTTGGTCAATTTATCAAAGCTTTACAAAGCGATAGAATTCCAGCTTCAACTGAAGCGCTTAGCCCTTCTGCACCAGACTTGATCAGTAGCAACTTTAAAGTTGTTCAGATTAACACACATTTAACTGACAACGATACATTCAATTCGGTTAAGCAACTTTCAGCCGACAAAAATAACGTAGTTGACAAGCTTAAAAAATTAGATGAGAACATCGCAGCTAAACAAGCTACATTGGCTACTACCAAGTTCAAATCTGACGTTGAAAAATCAAAGTTCATCAATGAGATTTCAAGTTTGACTTCGCAAAGAGCCAGCGAAACGAAAATGTATTCGTCTATCGTTACTCAAATTGCAACTGCAGCTTCAGATGCTAAGATTAAACAGATTGCACCAAAATACAGAGTTAGAGGTTTCTGGTCTATTCCAGAAGCAATGTCTGTTCCTGGTGTTAAAGCTCAAGAAATTGTTAGATTTATAGTTCAGTACAGATACTTGTCTACAAGTGGCAAAGCATCTAACGTGAATCAAATCGAATTTCAAGACGGTGCAAATAAAAAGACTGCAGCGTTTTCTAACTGGAACGAAGTATTGGGTCCTGTTAGAAAAAGAAGCAAAGGTGTTGATGGAAAATACTATTGGGTTTATGATTCTGAAGAGAATGCTGATTCAGTAAACTTCAACTCACTTGACATCGCTATCCAACCTGGAGAAGTTGTACAAATTAGAATTAAATCTCAATCTGAAGCTGGTTGGCCTTCTAACCCAGCAGAATCAGATTGGTCTGAAACAATCACAGTTACTTTCCCAGAGGGTCAAGTAGACACACTAGATGCGATCAGTATTGTCGAAATGAACGACAAAGAAATTGCGCGTGTTGAAATTTCAAGTGAACTAGAAGCTAAAGGTGTTTACAAACACGTTGAAGATAGCTTTACAGCTAACGAGAAATTCTTTGCACACAGCGCTACAAGCATTGCATCAGGTTTCTTAACACCTGAACAAAAACCAGTGACTTTGTTTGACAAATTGTCAGAAATGTCCAACTACATTCAAACTCTACAAGAGACCATTGCAGGTATCAAGGGTGAATTGAGCGTTGAGTTAGTTGACGAAACAGGTAACGTTACAAGAATTCAAAGAAACACAGTGAACAAGATTTTCGCTGGATATTACGTAGACGAAATTAAAGGTTTACAGGTTCAAAAGGGTGTTGTTGTAACTAAGAACTTTAAGTTGATCCTTAAAAACACTAGAGCCACTACACTTGAATTGGTTTCAAGAATCTCTGGAACTAGAACTCTACCAGTTTGGCATTCATCGAATGCAGGTGCTTTTGGTACTAATCCTGGTTCAACTGCTATAGATTCAAAGGTGCTTAACGACACATATTATACCACAGAAGGTAAATATGACAGAGTTCCTGTGCAGTATCAAAACTTGGATGCTACTACGTTGGCTCTTACAAACAACGGAGTTAGTTATTTCCAAATTGCACCGTATCAATCGGCTCAATTGAGAGGACAATATGTATACGGTAGATATTTTGATATTTCAGCAGAAGATGCACTATACTTAGAAACAGAAGTTGGTGGAACTGCAGCTATTTCTACATTAGCTACAGCCGAATATCAACTTTCTAACGCCACTCCACAAAACGTCGGTACTGATTTTATTTGGGCTGGAGCATGGTCAGGAGCATCTGCACCTAGAACCATACAAACTTCTACTCAGGGTTCATCTTCAGTAACTAATGCGCAATATGATGGTGGAATCTATGCGCACATTGATCATCCAGTTGTAAAAGATGGGGTTGGAAACACAGCTTTAACTTTTTCTTCTGTTGCTAATGTATCTACGATGACCAAAACTGCTACTCTTAAAGCTGACGAAGCAAACGGTAAAAAGCAAACGCCATTCTTATGGTTAAGCGCACAATCAAGAACTGTTAAAACTAGTTTTGGACCAAACGATCAATTCCTATTGGGTGGAAAATCATGTGGATCTTACTTATTTATGAATCCTATCAATAAAGACAGTTTATTGGTTGACGGAGACAATAAGTTTGGTAGAAAGAGAATCAGTGGTTCATCAACTGATAAAACAAATGCAGTTGCTATTGACATCACTTTCCAATATAGAATGAGTGACTATTACGGTACTGGTTCTACAGGAAACGGCAGAGTCGGTGGTATTGTTTCTTCAACACTAGTAAACTTGACTTACGCTAAGAAAATTGGTATAGATATTTTTGATGCAGATGATGAGCAGTTCTCGTTTGATCTAGAAGTATTTGCCAAGTACAAAGCGGAAGGTAAGAGCATTCAGTCTACTGCAACAAGCAACGCTACTTTCATCTTCAACAATAATAGCTATAACACGGCCGTAGCTTCAGAATAAGTTTTGCTTCTTTGGGCCGTAGATATATAGCCAAAGATAGTAAAATAATATTTTGGAATGCCAACAAACGTAGCTAAAAACTATACATTTGATCTTTCAAACTCTTTGGAAGACAAATCATTCGCCCTTCTGAGAACGAATCCCAGACTTGCGGGTAACAACAAGATTGTGGTTACCAGTGATGGGGCTATTTTCTTGGAAACGATCGATGCTAATACTGAGCTTTCCAACTCAAAATACAAGAAGTACCGTCTGTCAAAGGATGGTAACTATTCTTTTGACTTAGCAACTTTCTACAACGATAACGCAACTCCTTACGATCTTATTTACGAAGTTAAAAGAGACGTTCCAAACGATCTAACAGTTTTCAACGATTACCAATTTCAGTTTGAAGACTCATATAGAGCTGGTGCGGCCATTAGTTATTCTAAGTTGTATGATGAGAAGTTTAAGATCTTTGCACCCATTTGGTTGGAAAAGAGAGTTCCTTCTAAGTTTGTGATTTACAGGGTTTCTGGAACCACAACAGAATCTACGACAATTTCTGACAAAGTCAAAGACATGATCAAAAACGCAGAGATTGTTAAAGTCTTTGATCTAACTAAATCTTCGGAACTTGGAGCGTACCTAAGAAATCATGTCGAGAATCAAAACTTTCCAACAAATGCTATCACAGCTAACTTTGGCAAGAACGACAATTTCATTTATCACGGTATTGACTTAAAAGCTGGTGGATTTGTTTCTAAACCAGATTACGTATTCGATGACATAGTTGGTTTTGACAATGCTTTAATTGCAGTTAACGAATATATCACAGATGGATTTAAAAGAAACGCAATCGTTTCGGCCAATTTAATCAATCTAGAGTTTCAGTTTGATGATCCTTCAGTAGAATCTTACGACATCAACAGATACTTTGGTCTTTTTGTTGATGAGATTGAAGACGGTAAACTAATCGCCAAGAAACTGGTGAATAACATTCTACACGTACAACAACACGAGAGCTCATACGATCTCACTGGTTTCGCATTCTTGGATCCAACTAATTTCTCATTACCTAGACCTAGCGATTTCGCTGGGACTGCTCTGGGATATGTAAAATCAAAGAACAACTACCACAACATCAAAAATAGTATTGCATGGGAAGTTGGTAAAATACCTCTTGGAAATTTAAGTCAGGCTATATTCGAAGATTTTGATGGATTTGAACTACAAAACTTTACTTTATCGGCTGAGGAATTTAAGGGTTCTGATTTCGATAGAGTTAGATTTAAAATAGCTGGAAACGTAGTAAATGGAGATAAGTTAGCAATCACTAGACTTGAACAACAAGTTTGGAAATTTAGATTGACCAGTCTTTTACCATCTGAATCGGTAACAATTACTATTTCTGACGGAGTCAGTACAGATACTTTAACTTTTACTACAGCTAACGATTTTTCAACAACTTTAGATGCCTTTAAAACAGAGTGGAACTCTCAGGTGTCTACGATTTTCAACAATTACGAAGTTACAGTAGAGGGTGATACACTAATTGCTATAGAAAGATTCAATACATTAAATATCAATGAAGTTTCTTATGTAGCAACAGTTTCTAAATTTAAGATTTCTGCCGGTGCTGATCATGTTGATCTAAACGGTTACATAATTTCAGCGGATTCTTCTTTGGTAAAAGGAACATTTAATGATAACAAATTTTCACCCAACGGTTCGAACGAAGATGTTGCTTATGCCATAGAATCATGTTTGAAAAAATATTCTCGTGATTTTAAGGTTTCTAGGGACGGTGATACGATTACAGTTACTAGCAATGTGTCTAGGTTCAGATACCCTAATTTAGCCTTATTGGAATTTACAACCAATTCAATGGATTTGGAGATCATCGATGGATACATTGACGTATCAAACTATTTACAGATCTATGTTTCGGGTGTAAACGTCTATGGTTTAACGGGAGGTCATGCTCCAGGAAAAGCCTTTTTGATTAAGTCAGAAGATTTCGAAGCTGGAAAAATTGAGATCGGTGATTTTATAGGCCTACAGTCTGTGAGAGATTACGCTAAAGTGTTGGACATCGTTAAATACGATTCAACTTGGCACAAAGTGATTGTAGACGCTAAGAAACCATTAGCTATTAGAAAATCAGCTAACGTATACAGAACTTTCTATCCATCAGTTGGTAAGTTTGACATCTATGACATCAAAGATTTTGACTTTGACTTTTACAGCACAAAGTATTCAGAACCTTATGAGCTGATTCTGGAACAAAACACATATATGAATCCTCTTTCGAATCCATTAAATACTGGAGCTTTTAACAGTGGATACAACGTTGGACCTTATGACTATTTCTCTTTCCTATTGCCTTCGTTACAATCTGAAGACTCGGATGTTACAACAACAGTAGATCCTCAAACAGAATACGATAGACTAAAGGAGAACTACAATAAGCAATATTTCAATAGATCTAGAACCGTACCACATATCAATAAGTTTGGTTTAAAGGACGCTACTAATGTTAGAGACACAGAGTACTCTTTAAACGTTAGCGAAGCTTTTGGTAAAACTAACTTTGCATCGGATATTGAAGTGGAAGGTAGATCTGCTCTTAACATGACTCACGAGTGGTTCTATTTAGATAACTTTCCAAAATACGAAAAGAACAACGGGTTTAATCTAGTTAAGCCTGAAGAATTTTTTAGCTATTTGAATTTTGATTTGGATGCTAATTCTATAATTTCACTAAGTGACTTTTACAGCATTAACGAGAATATCTACGACAAATATTTTGTTTACGATGGATTCGGATACGACATTGATCTTTCAGCTCCGCAGGATCTTAAATACTTTGATGCTCCTTTGGCTAGAAAGTACAGTATTTTCGAAGAAGGTAACGCAAACTCTTTCTCAAAAACCAAATTTAGAGGTTTGGAATTTACAATCAAAGAGAGAAAGGAAACCACTTCTACAATACCATCAGAATTTAAGTTTTCTAACAAATACAATTCATACAAGTTTAGTTCGATTCTATTAACAGACATCGACCCCAATACACAAAATTTGATCAGTGTAAAATCAGTGATCAATGAGAAATTTAAGACTGTTACGTTGGTTCTTCAAATGTCTTTACAAGAATCCTTGGTAGATTACGTAAATAGAAAGGTGTTATACGAACTTAGAGGTAGATACAATAGTACTGCTGTTGGTGATATAGCTAATACGAACATCACTGGATACTTAAACCTATTGAGCTTCAACTCAACCACGTTGACTTTGACGGGTACAGGTACACAGTTTACTTCTCAAATTACACTTAATTCAGCTGGATCTTACAATAGAATAAGAGTGATCATGCCAACTGGATCTGGTTTACCAGACATGTGTGTATCCATTAAAAATGTGATTAATGATACTACACTGGTCTTGAATTCTATTCCAACTGTATACGATTCTACTTTAACTACACCATGTACACCTACAATTTATAACTTTGCTTCTCTTACACAGTCATTGATTCAAAATGCTACTTATGTTTACATTAATGGTGGGGAAAACGCACATGAAGAAGTTTTAAACTTTTTGTCAGCTAAAAACGTAGCTAACATATTAAATTCTAACTCTACATCAAGTATAGAGTACATCACTGTAAAAGAAGATGGAACGCTTTCTTACAATGATTACATTCTAAACGTTGATGACGGAACTGATGTTTATAAACCTACAATGATTGATGCAACAGAGGACAAAGTGATTCCTAATTCTTATAAAGGTAACACTTCGGCAGTTGGATACAATCTAGCCAATAGAGTGAAGCCTTATATCACTGCAATGAAAAGACTTAACGGTAGATACAATCCGGTTTTTTCTACAGTTGTAACTTTTTACAATCCTTCTAACAAATATAAGTCATTCTTGAATGAAGACATAGATTTTGGCTCAGAGGTTTTAACTGGAACCATTGGGGAGTTTGTTTATGATTCTTCTAATAATACATGGTACGTTAACGGTACTTCTACACTTTACGTTGATGAGATTGCATATAACATAGAGACTTTTGAAAAGATCGTTGTAACTATGCCAGTGGGTTCTATCTTACAGGACGTTTGGTTCGAAGTTAAAAAGGTTATCAGCACAACTGAATTGATCATCAAATCTGCTCCAAAAGTTTACGACACAGTAAATGGCATTTTTACAGATCAATTAGCCGATTTGTCAGGATACAACGTTTCACAAATAGGTAGCTTCTCGTACTTCACTTCAACGGATTTAGACACTGCTGAATATCACTACATGATTTTCAATAGGGATATTGCTAGAAGTTTGGTGTTCAACCAGAAATATTTTAGAAAGGGCATAGAATTTATGACTACTACTAAGAATTTCGGTACAATTAAAAACTTCTTTTATCACAAGGTCAATGAAATCAACGTAAACTCAGTGACTAAATTGGCCCAAACTGGTGCTTTCCAACCAGTGTATCCTTTAATCGGTGAGGTTGCCATAGACAAGAGAGACATCAATGTTTTTACAAGTCAGTTTGAAAATGGCTATTACGTAAGATCTTTGTCCAATTCTTTGGTATCTGAAGTTTATGGTACAAAATCTCCAGTTGTCAAAAAATCATTCTTGGCTTCTTCATTGATGCAACCAAGTTCTACATTGTACTTGACTAAATTTACGAGTTCTGTTGTAACTTCACTGGATCAATTGAATAAATTGAGAGACACTCAGACCTACACAACACAAAGCGTTGTGTTTGAAACTACAGATCAGATTTTTATAGACTTCTATAATGAGAAAGTTCTCGTAGATGAACTTTTAGAAAACGGTTTATTGCAATCTATCAAAAGATTTGTAATTGCCGCTCAGGGTTTTGGTGATCTTTCTACAGTAGAAGACGATGCAAGAGAATATGCTCTGTCTAATCTACTACCTCTATATGCTATTGAAAGCGTATCAGTATATGTGAAGCAAACTAAAAATCCTAGTGATGTAGCTTCAGCAAATAGTATCGAAGAAGTCTTAGCTTCTGATTATTTACAAGACAACAATTTTACCTTCCAGTTGCACGCTAACAAGCCATTCAATATGAGGTTAATATATAACAAAAGACCTGGGTACACTTACAGCGTATTACCAGCTATAAAAATAAGTATTTGAGATGTCGATTAACATCAAAGAAATATTCCAATCTGACAACCTGCAAGTTACGCAGGATAAGATCAATTACAACTTTGATCAGGTTCTTGCTAACGGTGGTGGACCTCAAGGTTTAAAAGGTGAAAAGGGTTCTACGGGATCGATCGGTTCTGTTGGAGCAACTGGGCCGAAAGGAGACAAAGGTGACACAGGTGCAAAAGGAGATCAAGGTTCTAGTGGTTATTGGGAACTTGATGCAGCTTCTGGTGGTTTTGCCAATTCTGTTCTACCAAAAATCAATCCTATAGGTTCAGGTGCAGGTTTAAAACCAACTAATATTATTGTTGGTATGGACGACACGACTTATAGTCCCGACGCAATCGATAAAGATGCTTTAATTTCTATTGTAAACGGTAACGGTGGAGCTGATTTTTCTGACATGATCAGATTAAGACTATTCGATGGTGTTGATTACAGTGATTCTAGCTTTGCTTTTAGACTTTCACCAAATGCAGGTGGAGTTCACTTTAAGTTGATCGCTATTGGTACCGAAAACATCGCAGAAATTCAGTCTGAAGAGATTAGATTGACTGATAAAAATGGTGTAACTAGAATCAAGATTACTGATGCTAATACTGAAATTGTTAGTGACGTAAATTTTATCGGATCTGATGTAGTTTTAAACACAGCTTCCACTTTAACAAACAATGGTAATTCATCTTTATTGGGCAATAATACTATTGGGGCAAGCGGTAAAACTACAACATTGAACGGAACAATAAGATTGAATCCACAATCTACTACTAGTGCACCTGGTAAAATTTTACAATGCAATAATAGCAATGGTAACGCTATATGGTCATATCCTTATGAAATCGGAGGAATTTATCCAATAGGATCTATAGTTTTTGTAAATCCCACAGATATTACTACTGATTTCTTTGCAATTAATACTGGTGAATATGCTTATTCTATTCCGGGTGTGATTAGTTACAAATATTATGGTAGGGGTAAAACTGGCACAAGATGGTCCGGCTGGTATCTTTTATTCGGACAAACTAATTCATGGAGAACTCAAAGTAGTTCTACGCCAATATATGTACCTACTAACGTACCTGGAAGTTTATTAGTTGGAGCAAGTGGAACATCTAATCTAGTTAATGGTGACTTTGATAGTTCAATGGGTATAGATTATTTTAGACCTCCTACCGGATACGGTTCTGATTTTGATCCATCACTTAGAGGTGATTATACTGGTACTCCAGGAGCACAAGGAGCGCAAGCTGTATCAGATCCAGGTGATCTTTTAAAAGCCATAGACGCTATTTCTCCAGGATCCAATTATGATGTGTTATCTATGGATGCTATCGAAGAATCTTCGTATAGTTCTTCAGGAAGTAACACTACCATATATCCAGAAAAACTATCATTGATGGCTTTACCAATGGCGATATATTTAGGATCACCATCATACGTATACGATGTGAAAGATCTAAGTGCTCAGCAAGGTGGTGGAGTAGGTCAAGGACAATAAAAATTTACAACATGTTTAAAAGCTTTGAAATAAAACCCATTCACTTTGTATCAGTCATTTTGATCTTGATCATTTTGATGATGGGACAGTGCTCTAGAATGTCAACATTAAAAGAGCAAAGAGATGCTAATGCGTCAAAGGTTACCAGAATTGAAAACAATTTGAAAGCAGCCAACGACTCTGTGGTTAAGTACAAAACCAAGAACAACTACTATGTTTCCCAAATTTCTAGCTTCGAAAGAACTGTCGAAGAACTGAGAAAAGAAAACAAAGAGACATACAAGAAATACGTTGGTGTACTTGATCTAAACAAAAAGCTTAAGAATGTAAATAATCTATTGATGATTGAGATTCAAAACAGAGATTCTATCATCAATGCAATGGGTTCTGTAACTTACGAAGGCGATATCGCTAAAATTTCTTTGTTTGACAATAAAGATTTTGGAGACAACAATTGGAGAAAATTCACAGGCGAAATTCAAGTGAAACCAGAAGGAGACAAAGTCCTATTATTGGGATCAAGATTCGATTACACTCAAAATATTACTCTTTACAGTGCTTTGGAAACCGTCGATGGTAGAAAAAGAATCAAGATAGCAACAAAGTATCCTGGTATCAACTTCAATTCTATTGAAAATATCAGTATCATCGAAGATGAGTTAAATAGAGTACCTGCTGAAAAGACTTGGAGAATGGGAATCAGTGGTGGCGTCATGTACGGTGTTACGGTAGTTGGTAACCAAGTTTATTTTGCACCAATGGTCGGCATAGGACTAACAATAACACCTAAGTGGTTAAGTTTTTAAAATATTAAGTAACAAAAAATGGCAAAATCTTCTAGATTTTTTAAGGTTGACGATGATGTTTTGATGGAGATCATCTATCATGACCAATCTAACCCTACAACATACGCAATCGAAACCGACGACAACGGTAGCGAAATGTTTATTGTCGGAACAGATGGAGTAGTCGGAGGAGAGAGATTATTGATTCACCAATTAGGATCAGCTGTTGTTAATTTTGAAGTTGAAGAAGACGGTGTTTACAACTTCTTAAAAATTGAAAACGTAGCTAACAGAAGCCTGGTTTTAGCACCAGGTAACACCTATCAATTTGACTTAACTGCACTCGGTGCAAATGCGGTCAACTTTGACATTTCTGACAACACTGGTATTAAAACTTTTAACCCAGTAACGAATATTTTCAGTTATCAACCTCTAAACACTGGAGATTACCAATATACGTACTTTAAAATCGTAGGTAGTAATACGATAACTTTCAACTCTGGTAAAGCATCAGTGATGTTGAAAGCCAACCCAATTTATGCAGTACCAAACGAAGACACTGGAAACACTCTAAACACTGGGCCAGGTCAACCTAATAGATACCATGCAGTTGCAGTTAACACTGAGAGAAGCAAATTTGCCCTTTTAGATAGTCAATGGAACTACATTCAAAACAATACTTCATGGTTGGGAGACAGTTATTCAACTATTTTGGCGTCTTTGGCTAACGTTACGGCCAATACCAACTCAGTTGTTTACGAAACCATTAGACTTCACTTAAGATCCGGTTACAACTTCGCCGCTAGAAACTATCAAGGTTTCATGTTTGAAGTTAGAGCTCCAAGAGTTAATGGAACCATGAACAGTTTCACTCAGTTGGTTTATTTGAATTCTTCTGACTACGAGATTCAAAACCCAGAGCCTTTTATCTTGGCAGAAACTCTTTACTCAAAATTCATTGAGGTAAAAGTTCCATCCATTAAAGACTTGGTAACTTCGGGTACAAACCAAGATTTCTTTGACATTTTTTACGGTACTTCAGGTGGAAACCAAATTGATCCAACTGCTCAATACGAAGTTAGTTTTAAACTCATAGATCTTTTCTATAACACAGCAGGCTTTGATTTTATTGAAACTGCTGAAGAGACTACCTTTTCATTAGCAGTTGAAGACGAGTTTACCGATATTACAGCGAGTATAGTTCAGTCTAATGACGGAGATTATTTTGAATTGGTTGGACTTTACAACGGAAGTGCAGCTACATTTGATAACTATATTACTAATAGAATCAACTCTTCATCAGATGATTTAACTATCTTCCACGATATTTACGTTTTTGAACAAATAGGTACTTCTTTTACTGAGACTTATAGAATCAGTATTCCACAAACTCAGAACTTTGATGAGCCTATTTTGTTTAGACCTATTGTTAAGAACGCAGCAACTGCAGTTTCTTTTACTATTGACTATGATCTTAGAATCTTTAACGAGACTGATAACACACAAATCGTTAAGTCAGCTAGTTGGAATAGCTTAAACTCCGGTTGGTCGCCATCAAAATTTGGTAAAAAGTTACAGAGCATCGTTTTGAAAAACCCAATGTTAGAGACTAAAATTTACAATAGACTTCCTAACATCAGTTTAGCTACAGCTTCTGAAAAACTGGTTAACTTAAACCCAGTAGAATCTCAAACTAAATTTGTACAAACTTTCACTGAGAGATTAGACATTCTATTGAGTATCGGTGGAGTTAGTTTCGAAGGCAGTACGGCAATAGACACTAGTGCTTCGCTTTTCTTGGCAGAAGGTTTGGCTGAATTAGCGATTTCACCAGTTGATACTTTCGTAAAATTTAAAATAGCAAAAGACAACAATGGAGATATTAATGCTGTTAATTTAACCAATACTGAAACTCTCTATTTGATGTTTAACGATGGTGATAACAAGACCATCAAATTTGCAAATCTAAAGGGTTATCAAGGTATCGATTCTTCTATGGGAGAAGTCTTATTTAAGATAGATGCAGGAAATGCTAACTTGATAAGAGGATTCATGAACAAAAAATTCTACATCACGTCTTATAACGGGACTTCAGAAACCATGTTGTATAGCGGAAACTTCACTAACGCGTAATGATCTTAAATTCTAGAAATAACCTATTTGAGTTCAGGTTTCCGAGAAAATTCATCCCGGAACCAGTAGCTGAAAAATACAGGGAATACTTAAACAGAATTCCAGGTTCAGTACTTAGCGAACCTGTAGACTACATTAACTATAGCATCCAAGGATTGAATATGCCAGGTTTGGCTTTTGATCCAGTGGAAACAGCAGCTAATGACGGTACAATTACTTACCACAGAGGTTCTATTCCTATTCAAAATACTATCCAAAGAGAATTTACGGTGACTTTACAACTACTGGACGGTTTTGTAAACTATTGGATCATGTTAGACACTTTACTTTATTACTATTCCAAAGACGTAAAACAACCTTACATCGAAGATGTTGGCTTGAACATTCTGGACGCAGAAGGTAACGTAGTAGCTAGTGCTAAGTTTGAAAAGATCATCTTCAAGGAAATTGGTGAACTGGAACTCAACATGAGTACTAACGTGGCCGAATTCAATACTTTCGATTGCACCTTCAACTATAACAAATTCAATCTAAAGATAGAATTGGACTAAGATATATAAAGCATGAAAACATTCATTGACCATTTAAACGAAAAAACTGACATCGACGTTAAGTTACTGAACGAAGCTCTACAAGAAGAGTGGACCCCAGAACTTGAGGCAAAAGTTGATGAGGCCATCAAAGAGTGGTTAAAAGAATACACTAACGAAGATGGAAAAATTGACATCGAAAGATTCAATGAAGAGATCACCAACGAAGGTCTACTTGGAACCATCCTTGGAGGTCTAACAGGATTTGCTTTAGGTAAATCTGTCGGTAAGGTTGTTGCCAATGTATTGGGTGTAAATTCAGGTGTTTTATACGATTTGTTAACCTCAAGACTAGTTGGAGCCGCATTAGGTTCAGCTCTTGGTAACCGTCTCATTTAATGAACATAGTAGCAATAGACTTTTCTCTTAATTCCCCTGGGATTTGCATCTTCGATGACATCTCTAAGAATTACACCTTCATTTCTTACATCAAAGCTGGATTGGGAACCAAAAAGGAAACCAAGATCCAAGAAGAATTCTCTGTATTGAATGGTTGTGTATTGATCAATCAACCTTCGTTTGAACTAAACAAAGAATATTCAGGTGGAGAGTTGGCCAAGATTCTACGTTACAGAACAATGGCCACTGACATCATCAACCTAATCCTGACTCACACTCACTGGGAAGACGGATACCTATTTGCATTCGAAGGAACCTCTTATGGATCCTCAAACACCAATAACGTAATGGACTTGGCAGCTGCCGCAGCCATTTTGAAACTACAGATCATTGAGACTTTGAAACCAAAGGATATTATGACTGTGGCCCCTTCAACTATAAAGAAACATGCTGGCAAGGGCAATATGAAGAAAGATGAACTTTTTGTGAAGTTTAAGGAAAATTGCCTCGAAGATCCAAATCTCGAGTCTCACCCAATTTTTGAGTTCGTCGCCAACCTTGAAGAGTCCAAAAAAGTGGCGAAGCCCCTCGATGACTTAATTGACGCCTACTTCTTGAATCATTTGATCCAGCCCTAATCTTACCTCTGGGCGTAAAGACATTACTTATATGCTAGTTGCGAAATACTGTTTCAACTTTCATGTAAATTTTTTTCATAGATATATAGATAGTGATAACTTATAGGAAAGGATCCAATCCCGGAGTGTCTTCTAAAAAAGTTTGAAACATTGTAAGGGTACACGGTATAAGTATTGTTATCGCACTAAAAGTAATTTTAAGGCATTAACGTTTTAAAAGTTTAACAAATTTAAAGAATTAAAGACATGGCAGATTTTGACATTTTTAACTTGGGCGTAGACGCAGTCGATACCCACACAGTCCAAACAACTTCAAACACTGAAGTTTACAAACCTACCGCAGATGACGGTAAAGACGGAACCTACAAAGCACTTATTCGCTTCGTTCCTAACCCAAAGAATCCACGCAACTCATTAGTTAAAAAGTACGTTCACTGGTTGACAGATGCAACTGGCGAAGGTAAATTGGTAGACTCTCCAGCCTCTATCGGCGAGAAGTGTCCAATTGCTGATGCTTTCTGGAAACTTCGTAAGAGTGATTCAGCTGTTGATCGTAAGATCTCTGAAAAGCTTAAGCGTCGTGAGCAGTACTACGCTCTTATTAAGATCATCAAAGATCCTCAAAACCCTGAATTAGAAGGTACCTACAAGATCTTCAAATTTGGTTACAAAATCAAAGAAAAGATTGACGCTGAATTGAAACCTGATTTCGGTGAGCCTACTCAAATCTTTGACCTTTTTGAAGGTAAAAACTTTGAATTGATCATCACTCGTCAAGGTGAATACAACAACTACGATAAATCTAAATTCTCTTCTTCTCGTTCACCTATCACAGTTGATGGTAAACCTGCAGAACGCAACGCAGATTTCATGGGCAAAATCAAAGAAGAAATCTCTTCAGCTCCAGACCTTTCAGCTTACGAATACCAAGTGTGGGACGACCAAACTCGCGACTTCGTTAACGCAACTCTTCGTCAGTATTTGACACCAGGCGGAGCAGCAATGGACGAATTGACTTCATCAGCTCCTCGTAAGAAAGCTGCCCCAGCAAAAGCTGCAGCCGAAGTTAGCGAAGACTTTGACTTGGGTATGGACTCAACTCCATCAGCAAGCTCAGCTACTTCTGTGAACGCTGACGACTCAGACGATTTAGATTCATTTTTGAACGACTTAGACATCTAATATGACCAAAATCAATGACGATTTAAAAGACAAAATTCGTCAGTTGGTCAAGGCGGTTGTTGTTCAAGAACACACAATATCGCAAAAGCAAATGATTAAGGAAATGCCAGGGCGTTTGTCTCTGGCATGTCCTTTTTGCGGCGATTCTTCCAGCGATGCTTTAAAAAAGAGGGGTAACTTGTTTTGGGACACCCTTCAATATCACTGTTACAACTGCGGTGAACACACTGACATTTATGCTTTCTTAAAACACTTCGGCGTTAAAATGTCTTCCAGTGAGGACTCACTAACACTGATCGATATCGTTAAAGAAAACAGAATGCAGGTCGCTAGAACCGAAACTCTTCAACACAACGTATTGATCAAAGCTGCCGAATTGGCTATTCCAATTCAGGATTTCAAGCGTTTGACGGGTTCGGTGAAGATAGAACCTGGTGATTTTGCATGGTTCTATTTAAAGGGCAGAATGTTGCATAACATGTGCGATGATTTCCTATATCAGCCCAAAGGTAAAAAACTATTGATCATCAATAGAGTACCAAACACTAACGCAATTCTCGGTTACCAAGCTAGATCCATCGGTCAGTACAAAGGTCGATACCTAACTTACGAACTAACTAAAATGTACGAAGAGTTTGGGCTTGAGTTACCAGAAATGTCTTCTGAAGAAAAAGAATCGCTTAATAGAGTCTCAACCCTTTTCGGTATTATGACCATAGACTTTGGTCGTAGCTTTACTTTGTTTGAGGGTCCCATCGATGCCAAGTTCATGAGAAACTCAATAGGACTCGCAACCGTCGGTAGAAACACAGACGAGTTCGACGAGATACCAAGCGTTAGATACTTTATGGATAACGACGAGGCTGGAAGGTCCAAAATGATCGAAAAGCTGAAGAAAGGCAAATATGTCTTTATGTGGAGCAAGTTTTTAGCTGATGCTAAAATAGATACATACATAAAGGATCTTAACGATCTGGTGAAACACTGTGTTGAAACTAAAAATGGTCACATTAATAGGATCAATGAATACTTTACGAATTCTAGTTTTGACATGTATCACCTATGAAAAAAACATTTGAAGAGACGATGCTCGACGCATTAGAAGAATTTAATAACGACAGAAATAGGTATAGCAAGAATCTAAAGATGCTGATCAATTTTGACGTACCACAGTACAACTATAGCGGATCAAGCTTTAATGTGCCGCAAAAAGCCAAAAACCCGAAGAAACGGATGGCTGATAAATACATTAAGCCAAGTAAGAATTCTCTCTTTTAATACAATATTGAATGTCAAATAGCAAAATAATAGAACTTGATGAAAAACTAGCTGGAGAGCGCAGTACGTGGACTGAAAAGATCACGGCGTTAGCAGACAGAATCAAGTACATCAATGGCTTGGAAGACTTAATGGCAGAAATGCTGAGTCACCGCCAAATCTTAGTTGATCGCTCAGCACAAATGAGTGTTATGATCAAGAAGCAAAAGTCCAGAATGGACGTAATGTGGAAGGAAGCTTTTATCAAGTACTACAACTTCGACTACAAATTAACCGATAAACAAAAGGAGCAATTTTTGATTGCCGACATGACAGAGGATCACCAAAAGATCAGTTTATTGGAAACTCAATTAGACTTTTATAAAGAATCGGTAAAAACCCTAGATAACATGGGATTTGCCCTTCGAAATAGGTTGGCGTTAAAAGACCTGTAACGATAAAAAAACACACGTTTATGGCGTGGAACTATCATTAACCGGTGATGGTCAATTTCTTTCTATCGATGAAGCTAGTGAGCTTGAATTAGAACAATTGAACATCACTTTTACGAGAAGAATCGAGAGCTGGAGGTTTCACCCATTGGTGAAAAAGAAGCTTTGGGACGGTTACGTTTGCTACGTAAAAGACAACAAGTGGATTCCTGCTGGGTTGTGGAAAGAAGTCATGCAAATGTGCAAGGAGTACAAGTTCGAACTACGGTTGAACGGTATCACTAGCATCTTTGATAGATCCATACAAGCGGAAGAGTTTGAAGCGTGGGTTAACGATTACTATAAAGATTCAAAGATTAAGCCTCGTGACTATCAAATAGACACAGCTTTCAACATCTTAAAATTCAGAAAGTGTTTGGCTGAATTAGCTACCTCTGCTGGTAAAACACTAATCAGTTTCTTGGTGATCTCTTACATGTTAGAGAAAGAAAAAGCCAAGAAGATTCTTTTCATTGTACCTAACGTTTCGTTGGTTGTTCAAGCCACTGAGGATTTTGACGAGTACAATTACAGAAACAGAACACCCATCAAAGTACAACAAATCTATTCTGGGCAGGCCATCAAAGCCAATAGAAACGTGGTAGTTGGAACTTACCAATCGCTGGTTAAAAAGCCCAAAGAATATTTTGAGCAGTTCGATTGCGTAATGGTCGATGAAACTCACAAGGCCAAATCAGCATCAATCAAGACCATCTTACAAAAATGTACCAATGCCAAATATAGATTTGGTCTTTCTGGTACTATTCCAAAACCTGGCACATTGGACAGATTAACTCTAATGAGTTTCACAGGTCCTGTGATCAGTGAAGTAACGGCAAACTTTTTACAGCAAGAAGGTCACATTGCTGGTTGTAAAGTTAGGGTCATTCAGATGGACTATGCTCCTGAATCAGCAAAAAAGGCTTTCTACGAGTTAGCCTCAAATAAATACGATAGCAAAGATGTTTTCTCTCTGGAACAAAATTACATCATTAACAACCAAGCTCGTCTCAACTTTATTAGTAGCGTCATTTCCAGAATACCACGCAATAGTTTGGTCCTTTTTCACCGCATTGAACATGGTAAAAAGCTATACGAGAAGCTACGCAGAGATAGCGAAAAGAAGGTTTACTACGTCGATGGCAGTACAGATGCCGAAGTTAGGGAAGAATATAAAAGAAAAATGGAACAAGGTGAAGACGTAGTTATTGTTGCGTCTTACGGTACATTTTCTACAGGTATTTCCATCAAAAAGATTCACAACATTTTCTTTACTGAATCGTTCAAAAGCGAAGTCATCATTAGACAGTCTATTGGTCGTGGTCTAAGACAGCACGAGTCCAAAGAGAGTGTAAACATCATCGACTTTGTTGACGATCTAAGATACGGCGAATGGGACAATTACCTTATGAAACACTCAAAGGCTAGGATAACAATCTATAAAGAGCAAAAGTTTGAGTACTCCGTGAAGCATGTGAAGTTCGACGGAGATATATAGAAAAACACAAAAATAAAATTTTTAAACAATGGAAAAACTCCATACATTCAAATCGTTTTCTCAATTAAGAGAAGAGGCTACCAAGGTTAAGCAAATGAAAGAGGTTGCTGATCGTCAAGCCAAATCAATCGAATCTTACAGCAAACTTTTAAAAGAGTATGGTGTAGCTAGCCCAAGCGAATTAGATGAAGAAGTTAGAAACGCTTTCTTTGCTAGATTAGCAGAGTCAGTTGACGTAAGTCTAACTATCAATGAATCTACCAGAGCTCAAATCGGTGTAGCTGATAAAAAAGGTAACATCACTACAGTTTATTTGCACTATGGTAGCATGGGTGATAACGCAGATGTGATCAGACACTTTGGTGGTAAAGAAGCAAAAGAGCTAGTCAAATTAGGTAAGGCTGGTATTTCTTTCCTTGGTAAAAAATTGGGTCCTAAAAACGATTTCGCTAACCCAGATTACGAAATGACAATGTTCTACGGAAGAGACCGTGGCGAAAAAGGCAATTCAGTTAACTCTGGTAAAATGGACGCAATCCAAGATTTTGCTAGAAAGGTTAGAAACAGCGCTGGAGCAGAGTACATTTATATTTGGGACGAAGCTACCAACAAGTGGTTCTACATGGATGCTTACGAAGATCAAGAGTTAAAGGTTTTTGAAAGCGTTAACGAAAGCAACGAAGACCTTAACGAAGGTAGATCAATCAACAAAATTCAAAAAGACTGGTCTGATATTACTTCTAAAATGGCTGCAACAGCAACCGAATGGAAGGCTGCAGAAGGTGATGCTAAAGCAAAATTGCTTGCAGATCTAAAAGAAATGACTGCTAAGAAGAAAGCTTTAGAAGCTGAATTGGATGCAGCTGTTGCTGGAAAAGACAAAGATTTAGAATTGGCAGTAGAATCAGTAGTAGTTGCCGAAGGTGCTGTTAAGCAATTCGAAATGGACTACAAAGATATGGAAACTAATATCAAAAGAGGTATTGGTTGGATCGATCCAGAGTACGCTGCCGAAACTTGGTACAACACTTCAAGTTCTTTCCAGTGGGAATTAGTTGCTTCTGAAGTTTACGAAAGATTGATCAAAGCTGGTCTTTTATGGTTCGCTGATGAAACAGGTGAAGGAAAAGGAAAGCAAGTAAAAAGCCTAAGAGAATTAGGTATCAAAGAATCTGTAAACGAAGCATACGAAGTTCACTATTCTGACGGTGTTAGAGCCATGAAGAAGTTCAACGACAAGAACAAAGCAATGTCTTTCGCAAAAGACTTGATCAAAACAAATAAGAGTTTACAGTTCGTAGACATTTTCAACGCTGGTCCTGGTTTCCACTCAACAGCTGATACAGACGCTATCGTAGCATTCTGGGGTGACGGTTCTTATACAGACAACGTTGCTAAGAAGGATTCAAAGTTAGCTGCTAAGAAGATGAATGAAGCGACTGAGATCAACGAAGAAGACATTAAAACTGAAGAGCAATTCAGAGAATATGCAATCGAAGTTTTAAAGAAAGCACACGGAGAAGATTACGACGAGGCTAAAGCTAAAGAAACCATCGACGGTATCGTAGCTAAAGTTGACGGAGACTTTGGAGCTGCAATCGGAATGTTGACTTCAGGTCTAGGATAAAATAAACCCTAACAATGAAACTATTTAGTATTAAAGAATACTTGATCGAAAAGCAGAATCTCATCGGTTCTGCTTTTGATCTAATTATGGAAGGTGGTGCTGCAGGTCACATGATGCACCCTTTCGATGATAACTCACTCACTTTTGGTGACTTTAAAATGTTTGTCGATAGAGGTCTACAAGGTGATCTTAACTTTGAAGAGGCCCCTACCGAAAAAACAGATGGTCAAAACCTATTTGTGACCATGATCGACGGTAGAGTGATGTTTGCTAGAAACAAAGGACAGCTTGCAAGCCCTATCGATTTGGCTGCTATCATCTCTATGTTCTCTAATCACCCATCGGATGGTGTTAGAAAAACGTTTACATTTGCCGCTGAAGATTTAGCAGCTTCTTTACAAAAGTTGCCAGCTAAGACTCAAGAAGATTTCTTCCAAAACGGTAAAGCTTTCATGAACATGGAGCTTATTTACACAGGCAACGCAAACGTAATTGCATACAACAAAGACGTGATTCAGTTTCACGGTATCGTTACCATCGAAGACGGAACTACCAACGCAAAAGCTGCCAAAGATCTTGCAAAGATCTTACAGGACACTAGCAACCACGTACAAAAGACTTTTACCATCATTCCACCACAGGAACTAAACATCAGCAAGATTCCAGATTTCGACGAAAAGAAAGGTTACTTCATTAGTAAAATTGTGGCCCTTCAGTCAAAATACGGTCTTAAAGACGCTGATCCAGTTTCTTTGTATCACGAAAACTGGTGGAAAGAGGAGATTGAAAAAATGTTCCCCAATGTCCCGGCTGACATTAAAAGAGGCATGCTATTGAGATGGGCCTACGAAGACAAGAAGACTCTAAACGTTAGAGACTTGGCTAAGATTCTATCTCCTGAAGAAAAAGCTGCTTTTGATAAATTCGACAAAGAGGATTTAAAGGGTAAACAAAAAGAAAACATTAGACCATTTGAAGACATCTTCTTGGAATTGGGATCAACCATTCTTAAGAACGTTTCAAACCTATTGGCTCTAAACCCACAACAAGAAGCCCAAAGATTACACACACAGATCAAGACAGAAGCCGACAAGATCAAAACAAACGGTGACCTTAGTCAAATTGCTAAAGTTGAAAGGGAACTTGACAGATTAAACAGAATCGGTGGCATCGATTCAATCATGCCAACTGAAGGTCTGGTCTTTAAGTACAAGGGCAAAATATATAAGCTTACAGGTACATTTGCTGCCATCAATCAATTGATGGGCATCATTAAATACGGAAGATAAAACTACTAAAATGGCATTAAAAAAATTAAGAGACCACTTCGCTGAAAGCAACTCTGAAGATTTTCAGAAGTTACTTAAGTCCAGAGTGTTGGTGACCGAGAAACTCTCGGCGAGCGCTTTTCATTGTCAGAAAATCGGTGACAAATTGATGTATTTCAAGTCAAACCAAGCGGATCCCATGGATTTGGTTGACAGAACAATCATCAAATACTATGAAAAAGCTATCAAACACATGCAGTCTATTTCAGAGAAAGCTCTCTATGAAATGCCAGAAGATTGGAAGTTTGGTTTCGATTACCTACCTAACACAAAGCCAGTTGACATAGAATACGACAGATTACCGAAAAACTTTTTGGTTTTGACTCACATTCATGTTATGAACGGCAAGAAGATCAAAAAAGTGATCATCGACCCTGTAGTCTTAAAGAAATGGGCAGGTATCTTAGAAGTTGAAAATCCACCTATCTTATTTGATGGGATGATGATGGAGCACTCAAGAGAGGATCTGATTAAAGTTCTTTCGATGAACGATAAAGAATTCAGCCAGAAGTTCATGGGTGATTCCTTTACCAGATACATGTACAACATGTTCAAACCAGATGCATTCAATACCACGCTAAACGAATCTTTGGACTCGGAAATTGATGGTCTGGTTCTTACGTTTGTCAATGGTCACGATTACGAATCATATAAGCTTGAAGATTTTCGCAGAATCACCAGTGGATCCGATAGAAAGCCAAGTGATATGTACCAAATTACCATTTTGGACCTGACTACCTATTTAAGCAGCTACAATTTTAACGAAGTTGTTTTGAATTCTGAAGGTCAAGATGCCAGATATTTGGAACTAATGTCTAGCGTTTTTAACGATTATGTAAAAGCCAATTCTCACAAGTTTATTGGGGCAAGTTTTGATCCAGCTGATTTTGCTAACGGGGAAGACTTCAAATTGAACACTAAGTTCATCACCAACGAGAAAACTTTAAGATATGTTGACAATCCAGTCTTAGCTGAATTGTTTAAAATCATGTTGGGTTCTTACAGAAAGATCAGAAACAAAGAGACTGATATTATTTCAAGCGACATGATGTCGATGATGAACGATATTGTAAAAAAGATCGAAGCTAAAGTTTTGGAAGAGATTACAGAAACAGACGTATTGGACTTCGGTTCTTTCAGCAGACAAAAAAAGATTAAGGACACAGAAGTGACTCACGTTACCGAAGCCTTAAAAATTGATTACAAAGATCAAGGTGCCCAGCCAGTAAATATTTTCGTTGGTAGATTCCAACCATTTACGCTTGGTCACGTTAAAGTATTAGAGACTCTTTACAAAGAGAACGGTTACCCGGTTGTTGTCTTCTTAGTGAAGTCAAAGACTGCTAAAGCCGAAGACGCTGTAAAAAGACCTTACGACGTTGACACACAGATTGAAATGTTCAAGAGAGTACAGAAAGAATATCCTTTCTTAAAAGAGGTGATCGTTGTACCATCAGCAGCTATCGATCTTATGTTCAATCAACTAAGACCTAAATACGAGCCAGTTCTTTGGGGTACTGGATCAGATAGATTGAAAGCTTACGGTTACATGGTTGACAATCAAAAGTACAGAGAAGAATTAAACGTTCGTCCAGATTTCGGTTTACACGAGATCAAAAGAGGCGACGACGATATTTCTGCAACGCAAGTGAGAAACACTATGATCAACGATGAGTATAACAGCTTTAAGAAGTTGACACCAAGATCACTACACAGCATGTACGATGAGCTAAAATCTAAGCTCGAACTTTCTATGGCAACCGCCGAAAGCATTTTAACATTCGAACAATTTATCACTAGCAAATAATGAGTACCTACGGAGATATTAGAACAAGATTTGCGGTTGCAATGCAACAACTTAACGAAGTTGAATTTACAGATAAAGAAGCGTTTTTAGTTTATAAATCTAAACATAAAATGCGACCCGACACTGAAATTTTAATAGGTGGTAAAAAAACAACAGTAAAAGCTGCATCAGACGAGGATAAAGCAAATAAATCTGTACAAGTTAAAGCCGATAAGATTCAAAAAACTTACGACTCTTTTAAAGATCAAGTAGCTTTTGAGAGTGAAGATGATCAAAAATCATTTGAAAACACACTAAAATCTATATTGACTGGTCAAAAACCAAGCGAAGAAGATTTAGCAACTTTCAATAAGTACTTTAAGATTGCAAAAAAAGACAGAGAATTTGCTATCTATGTTGCTGCTAAAGAGCCGGGTAATTTTAAACAAAACGCCCGTTTGAAAATTGATTTAGGTGATTCAGCTCAAGCTAAAGAATTGAAGCAACAGTTATTAGACAACGGTGTAGAATTAACAGATCCTTCTACAACTGGTGCAGATAAACTTACAATCGCAAGCAAAGACGTAGCACCCAACAAGATCAATCCAAAATCTGCTAAGTTGGAAAGAACCGTTGAAAAAAACAAAGACGGTGAAGTTGAATCTATCAAATTCGGTAGTCACACCATCAAAAGATTGGAGCTACCTTCTGATTTGAGATCTAAATTAAAATCTGCACACCCAGACAAATCTGAAAAAGAACTTTCTGCAATGGCCGAAAGAATCTCAGTTTCTATAGAAAGAAACAATATGATCCTAGAGCAATACGCTAATTTAAAGGGTGATGTTGAGGTATTAGAAACTATCGAAGGTGCAGATGTTAGTACTCCAGAAGGAAGATCAAAAGTTTTATCAGGGTACCCTGACAAAATTGCTAACGCTTTAGCCGAGAAAATAGGCGACAAGCCATCGAAAGCAGAATCAAAATTGATTGAAAACGTTAAGAAATTAAGTTCAATTGAAGATCAAGAAGAATACGAAAAGGCGGTAACGCAGGTTATCGAAGACATGGCGAGTATTGAAACTGTTAGAAAGGGATCTTCGGATCTTGCAGAGTCTATGGTTTACTTAAACATGATCAAAAAAGGATACCCAGTATATTTGCCAGCGAGCGCAAACATGACAGTTTCAGACTTAGTAAGTTTCCCAGACCTATCAGATTTAGATCCAGAAGATCCAGAATATTCTACTAAGCTTGCAACTAACATGAAATACACAGTAAGCTTACAGAATCAAGGTGGTCTATCTGTTAAAAAAGACGGTGGAGCTGCATCAGCTGCAAGAGCAAAACTTGAACAAACACTGTTTAAGAATCCAGAAACTTCTCAAAAATTGACAGCATTGGTTGACAATTATAGTAACGTTATGGGTTCTGTGACTAGAAAGCCAAACCACGAAGAAGCCGAAAAGAATTTGGCTGAAATAGAAGATTGGGCTAAAAAAGCTGGCCTATGGGACGGAAAACCACTTGATGCAGGATCTAAAGGTAAAACTCCAGCAGATTGGGCCCAAGATCAAATTGATATTTGGACAAAGGGTGGCAAACTCAAAGGCACTAAAGAACACATTGAAACAGTTAGAAAATCATTAGAGCTACACGCTAAACAAGCACTTTTATTGGCTCACGTTCACAACCAAGACTGTAGAGGTCAGCTATTTGGTAACGCTAACGTCGATACCAAAGGCAACAAGATCGACATGACAGACGGTATTGAAACAGCCAGTTTGATGAAGCCTCTATTGAATTCGGGTTATTCTTTTAGAGAAGACAAAGATGGTAACGTATGGCCTACTCCAGTAAACGTTTATGCAGCTAACTTGGATCACGCTGAATGGGACGATGAGAAAGAGATGTATGTGGCTAAAAAACACTGATATATAAAACAAAAATAATTAACACAGAATGAAAATTTTTGAATCATTTGAAGACTTCGTAAATGAAAGCTACAATAACCTTGACGAAGGCAAAATTGTTCTTAAAAGACAATACAGAGACAGTTCAGCTGTAACTACAGTAAAAGAAACTAAAGTTAGAAACAGCGTTCTTAAGGCTGTTAAAGACGGCAAAATTTCAAACGAAGAGTTTAAAGCTATCGTTAACGAATTTTCTGCTGATTCTAAAAAATGGTTGAACAGAAACGCTAGATACTTCAGCGTAAGCGAAGATGGTGTTAGTCTATCAACATACGGTCAAAAAGTTTTAAGCCACTTGACTGAAGAAGAAATCATCGAAGAAAGCTACGAGTCTATCTTAGAGGGTTTGAAATCTTCAATCCTTGCTAACTTGACTAATATGAAGTTAGCACCTAAAAACTTATTGAAGTATATTTACGGTTACACAAGAATCCAATTGGATCAAATTACCGATGCTGATTTACTTCAAATGAGCCCGATGGAAGCTTATAAGAGAAAGAACAACGGTAAGGAATTGGTATTCTACGTATCTACTAACGAAAAACCAAATCCATACGCTGACTCAGGAGCATGGTCTTCTGATAAAACCATTCCACGAAATTCATTGATTGCTGTTGCTAACGGTCAAAATGAATTTATGGCAGCAGAATGGTCTGGAAGATGGTCTTCTAAAGACAGATACGAAACTTTGGGAACTAGCCAAGACGGTATTGGTGTTAACAAAAAATACAAAGGTTACGGTGCTTCAGGTCTTTACAACGTAAAGAGAATCGCTGAAGTAGCAGACGTAGCATACGTACTTAACGTTGATGCTCTTGTTGCAAGATTTAGCACAAGTTCAACTAGAAGTGCAAGAACAGAAGCAAGAAGTGGTGCTACCGCATTGATTGATCCTAAAAGATTCAAAGAAGAAAACCTGGCTAGATACAAAACTATCTTGGCTAACAGAGTTTCTTCTGATACGGATGCACTAGACAAAATGGTTGAAAAAGCAATCAACGACGCCACATCTTTACTTACTACAGCATTGAATAAGAAAGAAATTGGAAGATACGGTGATATTATTGCAGGTCAAGATCCTAAAGGTAGAGAAGTTAAATTGAGCGACGTAACCGATTTCATGAAGAGAGTTCTCGATGATTACGGTAGATTCGTTCAATACACCGAACAAGCCAAAGAAGATGGCAGAAGAGGTGGAGGCGGATCTTACTATGAAAGAGAAGCTAAAAACTACGCTTTAAGCACTAAACAACGTATCCAAAAATTGGATAAATTAGACATCGCTTGGTAATAAAACACCAACAGATATATAAAGAGCAGCCCTAACGCTGCTCTTTTTTATTTTAATAAGAAACTATGCCAAGTACAAGCAAATCTCAACAAAGACTCATGGGTGTCGCATACGCTGTCAAGAAGGGTGATATGACACTTGACGAGGTCGACGCAGAATATCGGGACAAAGTTCAAGAACTTGTTGCGAACATGACTCTTAAACAACTAAAAGATTTCGCATCAACCAAGCATGATGGTCTACCTGACAGAGTAGCTGAGGACGCTGGTATTGGTATCACACCGTCTCACATCGGTGGTTCTGGGGCCGTAATGTTACCTGATATGGTGACTGGAAGATTCGGTTCTGGGGATGTTCCTGCTGGTCAAAAGGACGAAGAAGATCCTAAAAGAAAGAAGCTTAGAAAGTACGTACTTTCCATGCAGGACTTTATGGATAGAAAGGGTCTATAATGAAACATTTTGTAGTTTTCTCTTATAAAAAGAAAAGACTATGAACGCTAATATAGAACAAAAGAGGACCATGACCGAGGAAGAAATGATCGAAGAAATCTTGATGGAAGCATCAGCTTACGGTCTACGTCTCGAAATCATCGATACGGCCAAACAACTTCGTGAAGAAGATCCTACATTAGGCCGAATGGATTCATACATTTACGCATTCAACGAGTGGGTTAAGTGAGAAAGCACTCTAAATACAATAAAATTGTAAAGGAGTGGAAAGAAGCTACACCCTTTGAAATATGGGAAGGAGTTAGAGACAACTTCATCTTTGGTTTTCTTGGTGCCATTTTGGTAGTGTTCATAGCTACTCGCACCGACATCGCAGTCTTATTCGGTTATATAACTTACTATATGTTTATGGGTCGAATTGTTAACAGACCTAAATACGTTACAGACCTTGGTAAGCTTATAGTTTTCCCAATCCCATCAGCTCTTGGAGCATTTACAGGTTACAAACTATCGTACCTATTAATTAATTTGATACAAACCATCTAAATGAAACGATTTTTGCAAAAGACAGCATTCGCAATATCTTTGTTTTTAGACAAATTTAAGAAGAAAAGAAAATCAATTTGGGACTTATGAATAATATCGATAAACAGTATCAGCAACTATTACAAGACATTCTAGACAACGGTGTTACTAAGAAAGATCGCACAGGAACAGGTACGATTTCTGTTTTTGGTCGTCAGATCAGACACAAAATGAGCGAAGGATTTCCCTTATTGACTACCAAGAAAATGGCTTGGAAAACGATGGTAACCGAATTGTTGTGGTTCCTTCGTGGTGATACCAATATCAAGTATTTGGTTGAAAATAATTGTCACATTTGGGACGGTGATGCTTATAGAAGGTATGAAATCCTAATGATTGGTAACCCACCAGAAAAGATTTTAAGTAAAGAAGAGTTTATCAACAAAATAAAAGAAGATAAACAAATTGAACATTCACCATTTACATTTGCTCAAAAGTGGGGTGACTTGGGACCAATTTATGGTAAGCAGTGGAGAAAGTGGAGTGGAACTACCGAAACACCAGTTGGTTTCAATAAAGCTTTACCCATTAAGAATAGAATCGATAACGTAAATGACCAAATCCAAAACCTAATCAACGATCTTAAAACAAACCCAGACTCAAGACGATTAATGGTTAATGCTTGGAATGTAGGTGAATTAGACCAAATGGTTCTTCCACCTTGTCATTATGGATTTCAAGTTTATACAAGAGAGTTGAGTCAAGAAGAGAGATGGAAATTAGCAAACTTGACTCCTAACATGACAGAATTTGATTATTGTAATAAGTTATGTGATGAAAATAATGTTCCTAAACGAGCAATCTCTCTAATGTGGAATCAACGTTCAGTAGATACATTTCTAGGTTTACCATTCAACATTGCTTCTTACGGTTTGTTACTTGAGATCATCGCTAAAGAAGTGAACATGGTTCCTGATGAATTAATCGGAAATCTCGGAGACGTTCACTTGTATTCAAACCATGTTGATCAAGCCAAAGAACAAATCGGTAGAGATCTAACATGTGATGAGAGAATTGAATTAGCATCCGTTGACATTCATTTTGATCCATCTGACTTTGGTGTCGGACCTGAAGTAAGCGATGAATCTATACATGCTGTATGTGATTTATATGGAGTTCCAAGAAAATCAAGACAACCATTTGCTTTACCTAAGTTGGTTATTAATCAAAACAACGAAATGAGAATCGGTGGTGGAATATTTACTTACGCGAACACTGATTTCACGTTAGAAAACTACAAATCGCATCCATCAATCAAAGCACCTCTAAGTAATTAATCATGAACCTAAGGAGAAGAATTATCGGACTTATTGCTGGTAAACCAACCAGTTTTTCTTACTCAGTAGAGGACTTTAACAAAGCCAAATTTTGGGCGATGGGTCAACCACACCCGACACTAAAAAACAAAACATTATGGGATCATTTTAATTATAAATGGGCTGATAGTGTTGAAATCTTAAACGGCATTAAAATTTATATTGAAAGTAATGGGACTATTAAATAACTTCTCCAAACATAAGTTTAAAGATTCGTTGGTTAATTTAAAGACCAACATTGTAAACAAATTTTGGGCCTCTGATTTTAGAGGTCATCAACATCGATTTGTAGCACCTCCAAAGGACTACAAACCAGTTTTTATTGATGAGTTCGATACGTCATTAGATACTTCTAAGTGGCGTTATGCTCATCCATGGGGTGATTTTCATCCTACTAATTTGACTCAGTATTATGACAATAATGGTACTCTTAGTTATGTAGCTCCAGAAGGTTTGATTCTTGAACTTCGTAAGAGTCCAAAGCGTTTCATCAAAAAAGATTTACCAGATTGGAGACAAACACCAAATATGCCAGAAGAATTTGTAATTCCAGTTGGCGTAGGTTTGGTTACTACAAGAGAAGCGTGGCAATACGGTTGGATCGAAGCATGGATTCAGTTACCAAAGGGTCAAAGTTATTGGAACGCATTTTGGACAACTGGACTTAAGACTTGGCCACCAGAGATCGATATCTTTGAAGCTTACAGTGACGAAGGTCCAAATTACGATAAAGGAATCACAATGTATAGAAAGATTCAGCCAAATTTACACTACGGTCGAATCGAAGACGGTACTAAGAAAATGTACGGACCTTTCAACAATACAGTAGCAGGTGCAACTGATAGATTGGTGCAATACGCTTGTCACTGGGAAAAGGATTTCATTAAGATCTACTACGATGGCAAACAAGTTTTTCAGTGCACTGATCCAGAAGTCTTGAAATGGTTCAACGCATCAGACGCACATCAATACATTGTACTTGGTCACGGACTACATGAGAGTCACCCTGAAAACCCAAGAGAAAGCGCCATGATAGTTAGATCAATAAAGGTGTACCAAAGAAACTAGAATACATAACTAGTTAAAAATAAAATCTATGATAAAAACCAGCTTACCAAAAGCAATCATCTACGGTTATTTTCAAAAAGGAATTTTAGAGCCAACTTCGGACGTTTATTTCGAAGAAAATCTATACGAAAGGGTCATAGTCTATTCTTTAGACAATCCTGAAAACATTTACCAACACATTGCTGAATATAAACCTGACGTAATTTTTGCTGTCGGCGATTTGATTTTTGAGCTTCACAAGCATATTAGAACGGACGATCATTTGGTTCGTGCAAAACTATTGAGCTATTCTGGTCAACCAGCAACCAATGTTTTGGCCAACGACACTGTTTGTCAATCTACATTCTATTCTTGCTCAACAGCTGAAAGATTCATTGATCCTGAGACTCCTTTGTTTTCAGCCTTTACTGGTACTTACAAAACTGGTCAAAGAATCAAAAGAACTTATGAAGGTTTGAGAAAGCAAACCTATCCAAATTGGGAATGGGTGGTCATCGATGATAGTCCATTGGATCACACTGAAACTTGGGACCTTTTACAAGAAATTGCAGCTAAGGATCACCGAGTAAAACCAATGAAGATTACGCCAAACTCTGGTGGTAACGTCGGTGAAGTAAAACACAGAGCAGCAAGTTTGTGCAACGGAAGATGGTTGTTCGAGCTTGATCATGACGATCAAGCCATTTCCACTCTATTTGAAGAGTGCCTTAAGGCTTCTCAACAGTATCCAGATGCTGGCTTTATTTACACCGACGTTTGCGAGCTTTACGAAGACGGAGAAATGAGAGTCTACGGAGAAGTGGCTGCAGACAGAAAATGGTATAACTCACCCAACAATTGGTTTGTTTGGGGTTATGGAGGACACGAAACGGTTATAGCTGATGGTCAAAACTACATTTCTCACATGTATCCTGAGATCAATCCAAAAACCATTAGATTCAACATCGGTATGCCTAATCATGCTAGAATCTGGAGAAAGGACGTTTACGCTAAGGTCGGTGGTCACAACAGATTCATTTCAGTGGCTGATGACTACGAACTAATTGTCAAAACTTTCTTGGAGTGTAAGTTTTTACATGTAAGAAAGATGCTTTATTTGCAATTTAACAACAGAAATTCAACGGTTGACAACAACTCAAAGGACATCAATAGAAGAGCGAGATTGATCAGAGACTATTACGATCGAGCCATTCACGATAGAATCTTAGAAATGGGTTGCATCGACCATGAGTGGTTGCCAGAAAACGGCCACTCTAGAAAATTACAAAACGACCGATCAGCTTTGATGTTCGGTGACAAAGAACAAATTTTAAACTACGTTTATGAATAAGAAACCAACACTCGCGTTTGCTACGATGTGTAAAAACGAAGAACACATCATCGGTACAGTTTTAGAAGCTGTGGCACCATACATCGATTACTTAGTAGTCGCTGACAATGGATCAACTGATAGAACATTAGAAATCGTTCAGGAATTTATGGATAGAACCGGAATTCCTGGAGAAATTCACAGAGACGAATGGTTTGGCTTCGATAAAAACAAGAACATGATGATGGAATACGTTTTCGGTAAAACCGACTACGTGTTGCACTTGGATGCTGACGATATTTTGGCTGGTGATTTTAGCTTCAACGCTGAAGATGCAGGCTTTGATACGTATTACATGACAATGCGTCGAGGTACTTCTACTTGGAAAGCAACTGTGATCTACGACAATAGAGTTCATTGGAAGTTTTGTGGAACCGCACACACCATCATTAAGTGCCTTGAGAGACCTAATTATAACGTTGGTGATCTTTCAGATAGAGGTTATGTAATTGCTGACGGAGTAGGATCAAGAGCATTTGATCCTAAAAAATACCTATACGATGCGGAACGATTAGAAAAACAATTTTGGGACACTTTGGTTGAGGATCCAGACGGGTTGAACTATCGTTCTGTTTTCTATTGCGCTCAGAGTTATATGGACTACGGTACAAGTAACGGTGAATTTGATGCCATTAGAAAGGCACTACAATGGAATAAGCTTTATACAAGATTGGAAGGTGCATGGATAGAAGAGAGGTTTGAAGCTCAAATGAGAATCTCAAGATGTTTAATGTATTTGAACGGGGACATCAATGAAATTATCGCCGAGATGGAAAAAGCCATTGCTATTTTCCCTGACAGAGCAGAACCATATTTCCACCTGGGCACTTACCTTAATAGAAATAGTAGACATGAATTAGCTTATAAGTACTTGAAAAAAGCTTCAGAGATTTCTTTAGAAGAAGCACAACGAAAATATATCTTATTCGTGTCAGAAACATGTTACAACGATTATATCAATGACGAACTTTCAGTAGCATGTTATTGGACTGGTAGAAAAGAAGAGGGTATGAATTTGATCGAACAAATCATCGACGACGAAAGATTTGCTTTCACTAGACCTAGACTTCAAGAAAACCTAAATTACTTTAAAGCATTAGAAGTTGAGCATGCGTAAGACTGAAACTTTAATCATTGGAGGAGGCATCACAGGACTTTCTGTTGCCTCCTTTTTGCATAATAAAGACTATCTGATCATTGAAAGAGAAGATACGTGTGGTGGTTACTGTAAAACTACCATCAGAAACGGATTTGTATGGGACTACAGTGGTCACTTTTTTCACTTTAGAAACCAAGAGATCAAAGACTATGTGATGGAAAATATGTCCTGTGAGGTTTTAGAAGTCAAGAAGATCACTGACATCGATTACAAAGGCAGTATCGTGGACTTTCCTTTTCAATACAACGTGGATCAGCTGCCAAAATCCGATTTCATTGAGTGCATGTTGGACCTTTACAACGCCAAAGAGATAGATTCGACCAACTTTAAAGAGTATGTGAAATCTTCGATGGGTTCAGCAATCGCTGATAGGTTCTTGATACCTTACAACGAAAAGTTGTATGCAACAGACCTGAACCAATTGGACGCTGACGCCATGGGTAGATTCTTCCCAAAACCAATGAGCTTTGATCAAATGATGGAAAGGCTAGCCAACAAACAAGACTATGTCTCTTACAACGATCACTTCATATACCCAGTGGGTGGTAGCATCGAGTTTGTCAATTCTCTTCTAAAGAGAGTCGATGCAGATCGAATCATGACAAACACATCGATTGTTAAGTTGGACCTTGAAAAGAAACTAGCTTATACAGAAACCGAAGTCATCCAGTTTGAAAACCTAGTAAGTACGTTGCCTTTCAACGTTTTAATGAAATTGACAGGTGGAGAGACAAACAATTTGACTTCAAACAAGGTTGCAGTTTTCAATTTAGGCTTTAATAAGCCAACCGACATCAAAACGCATTGGCGATACTACCCAGGCAACGAAGTATTCTACAGAGTAGGTTTTTATAACAATATACTTGGATCTGACAGGATGAGCCTGTATGTTGAAATAGGAGCTAAGACTGATCAGGCGTTGAACGAAACCGAATTGCTGATGCAGGTTCTTGCAGACTTAGAGGATGTGGGCGTAGTTGAGGACGGAGTGCACGAATTAGTTGATCATCAGTTTATTGTGATGAATCCAGCTTATGTTCATATCACTAAAGAAAGCGAAGCTCAATACAACTCTTGGTCGAAGGAAAACAACGAAAGAGGCATTTATTCTATCGGGAGATACGGGTCATGGACCTACTGTTCTATCGAAGACAATATCATTCAAGCCAAAGATTGTGCAGAAAGAGTACGAAACAAAACTCTGGTTTAAGATATAAAAAGAAAAATATTTATGGCAAACATAGACAATGAATGTAAGGATCTAGAAGTTAACGACTTCTATGATCAATCAAAAACCCATTTGGAAGACATTATGAAGCATCAGAAAGAGATGCAAGAAACAACTTACGGCATTAAGTTCGAAGACATGACTATTCGTGAGATCATGAACTTTTGGCACGTAAACACTCACGCAGTCATCGATGAACTTCACGAGATGACAGATGCCCTTGGTGGTATCAAAGACGGTTCCGGCAACGCAGTTTGGAAGTATTGGAAGAAGGATCACAAGATGTACGACACGATGAAGATCTCTGATTTGTCAGAAAACGACAAAAAGGAATTGTTCATGGAGTGGATCGATGTGCTTCACTTCTTTATTAACTATGCAGCTTCAATTGGATTGGACGCTCGCACAGTTTACAACTACTATTTTGCAAAAGCTGAAGAGAATAAGAACCGTCAAAAGCGTGGATACTAATGCTACTGGATATTGAACAAAGAAAAAACGAAGTCATTGTTAGCTACTACAACAAAGAGGGTGAAGTTGCATTTAAAAGATACCCGATCGATGAGTTCCAAAATTGGTACGTTTGCGACGATAAAGATCGTGGGAAACATCCTACTTACAAGAATTGGGACGGTAAGTCTATCAAACTCGGTGCATCTAGAAACTTTAACAAGTTTTCTTTAGTCTATTTTATGGATTCTCTTCCTGAAAGAGATCGCGAAGAGATCCATGCTTACAACATGCCAAAGACGTATTTCGTCGATATTGAGACCGAGATCGTCGATGGTTTCCCAAAACCAGAAGAAGCCAAGAGTCGCATCTTGACTTTTTCTATCATTACACCAAACAAACAAGCAATTGTTTTGGGTCTTGAGGATTTGGCTGAAGATCGCATTGCTAAGATCGAAAAGGACACCAACGAATACGTTAAAGAATTCGGTGATGAGTGGACATTCAAGTACATCAAATTCAAGAGCGAGTACGATATGTTGTACACCTTCATCTATAAGTTCATGCCTAAATTCCCTATGATGACAGGTTGGAACTTTATTAACTACGACTGGCAATACATTGTCAATCGTTGCAAGCGCCTCCAGATCGATATTAAGGATTCGGCTAAGACCAAAGAAGTTGACAACACAGACTCTCGTCCGCTGCACATGGGCATTCTTGACTACATGCAACTTTACGACAAATACGATCGTTCAGTAAAAGTAAAAGAGTCAAATCGATTGGACTATGTTGCGAGTCAAGTCTTGAAAGTACAGAAGATCAAATTCTCTGGATCATTCAATGAGCTCTACCAATCTGACTTCACTAAGTTTGTTTACTACAACGTAGTCGACTCATTGCTGGTTTATTACATTGATCAAAAGTTGAAATCAATGGAGGTTCTATTGACCTTGGCCAACATCACCCAAATGCCGTTATATAAAGCAGCTTCTCCAGTAGCAGTTACTGAAGCGCTTTTAGCCAGAACGTTGGCTTTAAGGGATCAACGAATCGGTACAGAACCTCGCGAAGATTCTAAAAAGGAAGAACAATATGAAGGTGCTTTCGTAAAGGATCCGATCGCAGGTTACCACAAAGGTGTTTCTGCATTTGACTTTGCTTCTCTTTATCCATCAATTATGCGTCAGTTCAATATTTCACCTGATGTATTCGTAGAAAAAATTAATGTTGCTGACATTAAAGAAAGAAGAGCTGATAAAAGCGTCATTGTATGTGAAAATGGCGTAGTCTACAAGACAGAAACATCTATTTTGAAAGAAATCTTAAACGATTTGTACGCAAAGCGAAAACATTACAAAGGTTTATCGTATAAGCTATCGACAAGAGCCGATGAAGTTCGAGAAAAAATTGCTAAAATGAAGCAATAAAAATTCACAAAAGACCAAGATCAGTGATATATAAAAAACCACTGGTCAAAGGGTCTATTTGTCGCAACAAGTAGACCTTTTTTGGGCTTAGGAGGTTTTTAAAAAAATTGAGATTTTGAAAAATGATAAAAGGACTATTTAGAGAAAGAGTAGAATTCAAACCGTTCGAATACCCGGTTTACTACACCGAGGGTTGGTTAAAACAAGCGCAAGCCTTCTGGCTTCACACAGAAATCTCCATGCAAGGTGACGTTAAAGATTGGAACGAAAACTTGCTACCACATGAAAAGAATTTAGTAGGAAATATTTTACTAGGGTTCGCACAAACCGAGTGTGCAGTATCAGATTACTGGACAGGAATGGTTACAAAGTGGTTCCCTAAACACGAGATCAAACAGATGGCTATGATTTTTGGTTCACAAGAGACCATTCATGCAACTGCATATTCCTATCTAAACGAAACTCTGGGACTAGAAGATTTTAAAGCATTCTTACATGAACCTGCAATTGCAGAAAAGTTTGAACACTTAACATCTGTTGAAGCAGATTACACACCAGAAGATTTAGCTACTAATGCTAGAGCTAGAAGAGAAGTTGCTAGATCATTAGCTATTTTCTCAGCATTTGCTGAAGGGGTTTCATTGTATTCTTCTTTCGCTGTACTTTATTCTTTCCAGATGCGTAACCTCTTAAAAGGTATCGGGCAACAAATGAAATGGTCGGTTCGCGATGAATCACTTCACTCGAAAATGGGTTGCCAATTATTTAGACACATGTGTGAAGAGTATCCATCTTTAAAAGACGAAGTTAGAAGCGAAGTTGAACACGCAGCTGAATTAATGATTCAAATGGAACATAAGTTCATCGATAAAATGTTTGAAATGGGTGACCTAGAAAACATGAAAGCAGATGATCTTAAGCACTTCATCACTAAAAGAGCCAATGAAAAACTAGTTGAATTGGGTTACGAGCCTAAATTCTCTTACGACGATGTTAAAGCAGCAGAACTAGATTGGTTCTATCACCTCACAGGAGGACACACTCACACTGATTTCTTTGCTATTCGACCTACAGACTATTCAAAGGCTGGAGAAGACGAAAACTGGGATGCAGATGACTTATTCGATTAAAAATTAAACAAAATATGGACAATACAAACTATGGAGAACCTTTTGGTTGGGAAATCGGAGTCGATTTTCCGGTCTGGGGGAATACAGAGATTTACGTAAAGACAATCAGCAAAGGTTATCTTTTACAAGGTGAAACACCAAAAGACGCATATTGGCGCGTGGCTACAGCGGTAGCCAAAAGGCTTAAAAAGCCAGAATTAGCAAGCAAGTTCTTTGATTACATTTGGAAGGGTTGGTTAAACTTAGCAACTCCAGTTTTATCAAACACTGGAACAGAAAGAGGCTTGCCCATTTCTTGCTTTGGTATCGATGTTGGTGATTCTATCGACGAGATTGGAACCAAGAACAGAGAATTGATGCTGTTAGCGAAACACGGTGGAGGTGTCGGTATCGGTGTCAATATGATTAGACCTGCAGGAACAGTGATCTCACAGAACGGTACATCCGATGGTGTTGTTCCTTTCATTAAGATCTACGATTCTTCTATTTTGGCAACCAATCAAGGTTCGGTTCGCAGAGGTGCAGCTTCTGTAAACATCGACATCGAGCACGGAGATTTCTGGGAATGGTTAGAGATTCGTGAGCCTAAGGGCGACGTGAATCGCCAAGCGCTCAACATGCATCAATGCGTTATCGTCTCTGATGATTTCATGGACAAATTGGAAATGGGAGACAAAGATGCACGTAAACGTTGGGCTGCAGTTCTTAGAAAGCGTAAAGCTACAGGAGAGCCATACATCATGTACAAAGGCAACGTTAATCGTCAGGGCCCTGAAGCTTACAAAAAGAACAACCTTAAGGTTTACATGACCAACATTTGTTCTGAGATCACTTTACACACTGACGAAAATCACTCTTTCGTTTGTTGCTTAAGCTCTTTAAACTTGGCAAAATACGACGAGTGGAAAAACACAGACCTAGTGTACACTGCAACATGGTTCTTGGACGGTGTTTTAGAAGAGTTCATTCATAGAGCGAAGTACATGAGAGGTTTTGAAAACTCAGTTCGTTCAGCAGAAAAAGGTAGAGCACTTGGGCTTGGAGTTCTTGGATGGCACACATATTTACAGGAGCGTAACATTCCGTTTGAAGGTTTATTGGCACAGTTTGAAACTCGCAAGATCTTCAGCCAACTTCAAATTGAGAGCGAAAGAGCCAGTCGTGATATGGCAAGAGAATACGGAGAACCACTATGGTGCGTTGGTACTGGAATGAGAAACACTCACCTTAGAGCCATTGCACCAACTGTAAGTAACTCTAAACTTTCTGGTAACGTATCAGCTGGTATCGAACCATGGGCAGCCAACGTCTTTACTGAACAAACTGCTAAAGGAACTTTCATTCGTAAGAATCCAGCCTTGGAAGCTCTTCTTAAGAAGGTTGGTAAAAACAACAAAGAAACCTGGGACAAGATCCTCGAAGATGGTGGTTCGGTTCAAGGTTTGGATTTCTTGGACGATTACATGCTTAAGATCGGTGAAACTGACTTAAAGAAAGCTGTAGTCAAAAAGGACACCATCGATCCTATCGAAATCGATCAATACGTAAGTCCAAAAGAAGTCTATTTGACTTTCAAGGAAATCAATCAATTAGACTTGATCAAGCAAGCGGGAATCAGACAACAATACGTTGACCAATCGGTGTCTTTGAATTTGGCTTTCCCTAACGAAGTTGATCCTAAATTCATCAACCAAGTTCACTTGGAAGCCTACAAACAAGGCATCAAAACTCTTTACTATATGCGTACTGAATCAGTTCTCAGAGGAGACATCGCCACTAGAGCAATGAATCCAGACTGTTTGAGCTGCGACGGTTAAGATCATGGGAGGTAAAACTCTCGCTTAGGACCGAAACTAGTTTCGGATGTGGGCAAGGAATTCGCTACTCCTTGCCCTTTTTTATGAAACAAACCCCCGTTGGCTTTTATAACAGAAAACATTAAATTTCTATGAAAATATTAGCTAACGATGGACTGAATTCAAAAGCAGTCGAAATACTCAATGAGGCTGGTCATGAAGTTATCACGTCTCATGTTCCACAAGAACAACTAATCGATTACATTAACGAAAACCACATCGAAGCCATTTTGGTTAGATCTGCAACAAAAGTTAGAAAGGATCTAATCGAAGCGTGTCCCAATCTTATGTTTATTGGCCGTGCTGGTGTCGGTGTAGACAACATCGATGTTGAATTTGCTGAACAACATGGTAGAAAGGTTTTCAATACCCCAGCCGCTAGTTCTCGCTCAGTTGCGGAATTGGTTATGGGGTTGATCTACACATGGAACCGAGGTATCCATCACTCACACTACTCTATTGCAACTTACAGCTTCAAAGAATTAAAGAAAGAACTTGAGTCTGGAAGAGAAGTCCTAGGCCAAACTTTAGGAGTTATTGGTTATGGTCGTATTGGAAGAGAGGTCGCTAAATTAGCTACAGCAAACGGTATGAAAGTTATGGCTTACGATCCGTACGTCGATACAAATTACACAAAAGAGGACATCTTAAAGAATTCTGATTTCGTAACCATCCACGTTTCAGGATCCAGCGAAATCTTGAACGAGAATGACTTTGCTCTAATGAAACCCACTGCAGTAGTTATCAATGCATCTCGAGGCGGTTGTGTCAACGAAGAGGACCTTATTCGTTTTATAGAGGACAAAAAACTTGGTGGAGCATGTTTGGATACTTTCATGGACGAACCTACGCCATGGAATCACCTCTTAAACCATCACTTCATTCTTGCAACACCTCACATTGGTGGTTCTACAGTAGAAGCCCAAGAGCGAATTGGTATAGAGTTGGCTTCTAAAGTATTAGAACTCTCCTCACAAACAGCTTGAAACAAAGCTCGATAAACCCGTACAATAATAAACAAAATAAATTTTTAAAAATGAAACTTGAGATTCAAAAAATTGATCAAAACAGCTTTATCAGCTTCATCAACCGCATGAAACTGATCGACAACTTCATCTATTTCAAGATCGAAGAAGGAAACCAAGTGGTATCTGTAGCTTATTTGCCTCAGCGTGATGCTGTAAAGATGCACACATGTAACGTGAGCGACATCTTCGCAGTAGACAACGTACCAACTGACAAACCATTACGCATTGCATTCTTCGATGCTAACAAAGTTATCGAAGCTTTCCGTATGTTTGACGCTGATGCTATTCAAGGTACCATCAACTTCATGGAAACTGACGTTGATTACGTAGCTTCTTCTTTGGTTCTTCACAACGATGAACTTGAAATCACTTTGGCTTGTTCAGAACCATCTTTAGGCTTTAAAGATTTGACACAAGCACAAATCAATGGCATCTTCTCTAAAGAAGGTACTGACTTCAACTTTGACGTTGATGTGACTTCGATCAACAAGATCAAGTCTTTGTTCAACCTTGACAAAGAAGAAATCTTCAACATCACTGCTAAGAAAGGTGTTAAAGTTTCTGGTAAAACTTTCAACTGGACAGTTAACCCAGAGGCAGAAGGTGAAGGTAACGTTGCATTGTACAAAAAGTACATCAATTTGATTGACCGTGAAGAGCAAACAGTGTTGGCTTCTACCAACAAAGTGATGTTTGCTTCTAAAGATTCACAAACTATCTTAACAATTGCAACTTGCCAAACCAACGATTAATAAATGTCCGATCTACTAAACATAGACTTGGACTCTTTGAGTCTCGATGAATTGCAGAACTTGGCCGATCAGCTCGAAACTGAATCGGCCAAGTTTACTGCCTACGAGCAAGCTGTTAAGTTGACACTTAACTCAATCTACGGAGCCTTTGGAAACAAGTGGTTCCATTTTTTCAATATAGACATCGCAGAATCTATCACCATTCAAGGTAAGAATGCGATTCTTTATTCAGAGAAGATTTTAAATCGTTACTTCAACGAGTTTTATCACAAGGACAAAGAGCTTCATGAAAAGCTAAACATCAAAGTCAATCGTAGGCTTGAAAAGCCAGCAGTTATCTACATCGATACTGACTCGTGTTACGTGAGGTTCGAAGAAATGTACGAAGCTACAGAGTTTGTAGGTGATAAATTAAGCATTGATCATTTCATCATGCACGTATACAATAATCGATTAAAAGATTACATCGTAAAATGCATGGAGAAATATGCCGAAGTCACCAATACTGATAACTTCTTGGTCTTTGAACTTGAAACTATCGCTCACTCAGGTATCTGGATGGCGAAAAAGAAGTACATTCAAGACATCGCATGGACTGATAAACTCAAGATAGATCAACGATACGATCGAGCGAGCTACATTAAAACCATCGGTTTTGAAGTTATTCAAAGTTCTACACCGACCTTCGCTAGAAAAAAGCTTAACGAGGCATTGCAACTCATCTTTAAGAGTGATTCACCTTCGCAAGAAAGCATCGTAAACTTTTTGCGTCAAGCCAAAAAAGAGTTCAAGTTGGCAGATATCGACGATATTGCCTTCAATAAAAGAACCAACAACATCCAAAAATACATCTTGGATGACTACGAAACCTTTCAATTTGCAAGTAAAACTCCTCCAAACGTAAAAGCAGGTGGTTACTACAACTACTTATTGAACAATTCAAAATATAAGAAGAAGTACAAAGCTATTGCTAACGGCGAGAAGTTAAAGATCTATCACGTATCAGAGCAAAATGGTTTGAGCGACGTGTTCGCATACTTGCCTGGAGAATTTCCTTACGAGTTTGCTCCGAAGATTGATCACGATTTACAATTTGAAAAGGCTATCATCGATCCAATGAATCGTGTATTAGCATCGCTTAACATGAAGCCATTGGACCGCAATCTAATTTTTTCATCATCACTGTTTGATTTTTAAGCTATGGGAATAATCAAAAGATTTTTATTTAGCAGACTAAAATTTCTGATCGATCGATACCCAAACGATATGGAATTGGGTAACAAGATTAGGGAACTCTATCACAAGAGCCAAAAAAAGAACAAAAAAGATGGACAATAACAAACTAACAGAGCGTCAAGAACACTACATCGCCGAATACCAAAAAATTTATAGTGAGATTCAATCACTAGAAAATCAGATTTTGGGTATGGTTACTAAGATGAAGAATTTGGAAGGGCGTCTCGAAGAACTAAGAAACCAAGAAAAAACAGAATTCGAATATGGCAAAGAAAATTAACTCATTCACGTTTGACGACATTAACAAAGAACTGGCTGCGGTAAACCCGTTAGGATCAGTTATGGAAACGTCAAACTTTTCAGAAGTCACCGAATGGATCGACACTGGAAACTATCACCTGAACGCATGTATTAGTGGTAGCCTTTTCGGAGGATGGCCAAATAACCGTTCATGTTCTATCGCTGGACCATCGGGTACAGGTAAAACCTATCTAATCTTGAACTCTGTCAAAAGAGCTATCGATATGGGTTACTATGTGATCTTCTATGATTCAGAAGCAGCAGTTGACAAGGATCTAATGAAGAAATTCGGTATTGATACCTCCAGAGTCAACTATCAACCACTAAACACTGTACAGGAATTTAGAACCTCGGTGACAAATGTGACTAAGAAGATGCAAGACGCTAAAAGAGACGGTGCAGAATTACCAAAAATTATGGTTATTCTAGACTCAGCTGGTAACCTTGCAACCCAAAAAGAAATTGATGATGCTATGTCAGGATCAGAGAAATCAGACATGACTCGCTCTAAAGTTCTTAAGTCTATCTTTAGAATCATCATGACTCCGTTGGCTGATCTTAAGATTCCTTTCCTTTTCACCAACCATACTTACATGACACAAGACTTTATTAGTCGTCAAGTAGCTGGTGGTGGTACAGGACCTGAATACGCAGCTTCTGTTGTATTGATGCTAAACAAAGCTCAATTAAAAGACGGAGAAAATAAAGTAGGTATCGTAGTAACTGCAAAACCAGACAAGAATCGTTTTGCAAAACCAATGCCTATTAAGTTTCACCTTCACTTCGGTCAAGGTATGAATCGTTTCGTTGGTTTAGAGAACTACGTTTCTTGGGAAACTTGCGGTATCGATCGTGGAACTGTTGACAAAAAGACTGGAGAAAAAACAGTTGACAAGAAGTCTAAATATTGGATCTGTGAGCATTTGGATCACCAAGTTAGCAACAAAGAATTCTTTACTGAAAAGGTCTTCACAGACGCAGTGTTGAAAAAGATTGATGAGCAAATCAAACCAATCTTCAACTACAACTCAGAAGAGATCAATGCAAACCTGGACGAAATTTTAGAAGATGCTTAAATTAAACCCAGATCGATTGCCAATCAAATACGTACTTGGCATCGAAAAGGAATTGCCAAGTTGGCCCGAACCGATCGACGTACTACACTACGTGGTCGATAGGGCCAACAGGTATCCTGACAGATTCAAAGACACATTCACACTACATTCTGTAGCTAAATACTATTGCCCAGGACGTGAAGAGATTTTAGGTCAAAGCATTGAAACTTTGATCGCTAAAGGTTTTATTGCCCAAACCAAAGACGAACCTGGCAAAGAAACCTATCAGGTTTTAACCAATCCGTTCGAGTGAAACTAAGTAGATTAAGCAAGTAAAAGTATAAACAATTCAAGATGCAATTCGGACAAGATTACGAAAAGATATTTTTCAAACTAACTTTAGCTAAACCAAAATACTTGGAAGCTGTAAAGGCTGGTTTCTACAAGAGCGAAGAAATCGACCTAATGAGCTTTTTAGCCAAAGCATTTTACAACAAGTTTCACGAAACTCCGAGCCGCGATCAGATGAAGCTCTTGGCGCAAAACAGCAAAAAGAGCAAAGACAAACTAAGTCATGAGATCATCAATTTGGTTTACGAGGTTGACTTAGCAAACTACGACGAAGAGTGGTTGACTTCAACTGCAGAAGCATGGATCAAATGGAGAAACTTTGATCAAACATTAGTTGATACGATCGAGTACATTAAGACCTCAGAGATCACACCAGAAAACGCAGATGGTGTCATCAATAAAGTTAAGGTCTTGATCAATGAAAGAAACAACATCACTTTCAATTCTGATTTAGGTTTAAACTTCTTTGAGGTAGATTCACACAACCAAAAGGACAACGAAAAGGTAACTTCAGGCTACAACTTTATCGATAGAATCCTTAACGGTGGTTACGATAGAGATGGAAACTTGATCGTTTACGCCGGTGAACAAAACATCGGTAAGTCAATCTTCTTGGCCAACGACGCAGCAAACTGCGTTAAAGCTGGAATCAACACCGTTGTGATCACACTAGAAATGGCAGCTCACAAGTTTGTAAAAAGGATTGGATCAAACTTATTGAGTATTCCAATCAACGAGTATTCCAACAAAGCTGAAAACAAAGAGTACATCCAACGCAGATTAGAATCTGTTGGATCTGGATTCACTCCTCCAGGACAACTATTTGTTAAACAGTTTCCAACTTCACAAGCTACAGTTCCAGACATCGAAGCTTACATCAAGCAAGTTGAAGAAGAAAAGAAGATCAAGATCGGAGCTGTGGTACTGGATTACATAAATATCCTAGCCAACTACAGAAACCCAAACACTGAGAACACTTACATGAAGATCAAGCAGATCGCAGAAGATTTAAGAGCCATGTCGGTTCGCAACAAGTTCTTAGTGATTACAGCCACTCAGATTACTAGAAGTGGTTACAATTCAAGCGATATTTCCATGACCGATATTGCTGAATCAGCAGGTCTTTCACACACAGCAGACGTAATGTTGGGTATCATTCAAGACGACTTAATGAGATCAAACTTAGAATACTGGTTGAAAGTATTAAAGATTCGTGACGGTGAAGGAAAGGGAACCAAATGTCGTCTCGAGATCAATTACAACTACATGAGATTGACAGAGACAGACGATGTTACAAACAGTAATATACACAGTTTATGAGACAAAAAACAGATAAAATCTTTGATAACAATTTTGAGTCTCCGGACTTTGAGTTGGACAGCTCTATCTCATTCGAGATTAGCCCTCAGTGGGTCGATGATCGACCAGAAGATGAAAAGATTCACACAGAAAACCTTCGAAAAGAGATTCATACTTTAGTAGAAGAATCAAGATTTAAACACTTCAACGAAATAGATGAGTTTGGGGAAGCTAAAAAACTTAGAAAGATCGATATTAATCAGATCTATGAATATCTAGAGGATGAGCTCTCTGCGAACTACTCACGCATCGAGATCTTTGCAGAAACGGCTGACTATTTCAATGTTCACTCTACGAAGTTTTACAACGCATTGAGCAACATCTTTAAAGAGAGACTAATCGAAGAATTAGACCAAAAGACTAACATCTTGGGTCGTAAAAACATCAAAAAATTGTTCTAATGATAGAAAAAGCTGTACTAGCCAAACCAGTGAAACGTGTTTGGATTCTTGGAGATATGCACTTAGGTGTTAGGTCAAACTCTGTTGAGTGGTTGGAAATTCAAAAGAACTTCTATGAAACAGTGTTTCTACCGACCCTTAGAGAAAACTTTCAAGATGGTGATGTGTTAGTGCAGGTTGGTGATGCTTTCGACAATCGTCAATCCATTAACTTAAAGGTTCTGCATTACGCAATAGAATTCTTTGAAAAATGTGGAGAGATTATGCCAACCCACGTGATCGTAGGTAACCACGACATTTGGGCCAAAAGAAGCAACGAGGTTTCAGCTATTGATTCTATTAAATGGATCCCAAACGTTCAGGTTTATAAAGAGCCTATTCAATACAAATGGGCCAAGAGAAACATCTTATTGATGCCATGGAGAAAGGATCCTGAACATGAAGTTGAAACTTTGGCTGAATTCCCAAATGCTAATGTTGTCTTTTGTCACTCTGAAGTAAAAGGTGTTGCCTTAAACGCCAAGGTTAAAAACGAACACGGATCAGACGCTAATCAATACAACAAGTACGATGGAGTGTTCTCAGGACACATCCACTATCGCCAAAAACTTGGTAAACTTAACATGGTTGGTGTTCCATACGAGCTGACCAGAAGTGATTCTGGCAACCAAAAGGGATTCTGGTTATTGGATCTAGCCAACATGGAAGAAAAGTTCTTCGAGAATCATGTGTCTCCTAAATTTGTTAAGTTCGACTTGGCCAAATTGTACAATACACCTATCGGTGATTTTAAGAATGCCATCAGAAACAACTATGTGGATCTTTTTGTACCTAGCAAGATAGCAACAACTTCTGCTTTGGGAAGATTGATCAATGAGATTCAGCACATCAGCCGAAGAATCGAACCAAACATCTACGATGAACACGATATTGTTGACAAGGATCTTTATGATCTAGGCGACATCGAAGAAATGTACAAGCAATACGACATCCTAAAACTGTGCGACATGTACGTGGATGGCATGCACTTGGACGAAGAAGTGAAACAAAGGATCAAAAACAAAGTAAGATTAACGTACGACAAGTGCGCTAGTGACTACGATTTCGATGCATAATTATGAAGATACAATCAATTGAATTTAAGAATATAGCAAGTTACGGTAACCAACCCCAGAAAATTGAGTTTAAAGAGGACGGTGCCGAATTGTTTTTGACTCTTGGTAAGAATGGCGATGGTAAAACTACTATCGCCAATGCCATTTTATTTGCTTTGTACGGTAAAGTTGAGGGTGCCAGAATGTCTGACTTACCCAACAGAATCAACAAAGCTCTTTGGGTCAGAATCAAACTCAAGTGTAAAGGCATGACCATTGAAATCGAAAGAGGATTGGCACCAAACAGGTTCACAGTCCTAATCAATGGTGTTGAGTTTGATAAAGCTGGTAAGAAATCAGTCCAAGAATATTTAGAGGACGAGGTTTACGGTATACCATACCATGTATTTAAGAACATCATCATCTTGTCGATCAATGATTTCAAGAGTTTCTTGACAATGACAGGAACCGACAAAAAGAAGATCATCGATCGTATGTTCGGTTTCTCTATTTTAAACGAGATGTTCAACTCGATCAAAGAGGAGCGCAAGCAACTAAAAATGGACCTAGATTCGTTGGATGCCGAGCTAAGACAAATCTTAGAATCGATTACTTCTGTTAGAGGCAAACTAAACACATTGGTGGCCGAAGCAGACGAAAAGAACAAAGGTAAAATCGAAGAACTAAAAGCCAGTTTGCTTGATTTGGGTGAAAAGGCTAAAAAGCTTAAGGACGCTAAAGAGAAAGTGACCAACAAAATTGGTACTCTAAAAGAAAATTACGAGACCAAGAAGTCCAGAAAATCTTCGTTGGAGCACCAAGTTTCTACATTGAAAAAGAAGATTTCGCTTTACGAAAGCGGTCACTGTCCAACGTGTGAAACCAAACTTGATACCGATTGGCATGCTAGCCAATTGACAAAACTAAACGTTCAACTTGAAAAAGGCTCAGAAGAGTTCGATACTCTTTCTACCGAAATCTCTTCACTGGTTGAAGAGATTAAAGGCTTAAACGAAAAGAGTGCTGAGATCGATGAGAAGTCAAGCAACTTTGCATACAACATCAGAAAATTGAAGGAAGAATTGATCAAGATCAAGGAATCCAACAACGCTGAAGAGTTTGATCATTTGCGTCAAATCATTAAAGATTTTGAGGGTAGCGAGAAAAAGAAGTCAGGTTCTAAAGACACTATTCAAGGTGATTACAACTTCTTAGAGTACTTAGAAAACGTTTTGGGTGAGGATGGAGTTAAGAACCTTGCCATCAAAACAATTCTGCCAGCCCTAAACAACAACATCGCAGCGATGGTTCGGTCGATGGATCTACACTTTCACATCAGATTCGATGAGAAGTTCAATTGTATCATCACTCACTTGGGTGAAGAGGTAAATGCATTGACTCTGTCAACAGGAGAGAGAAAGAAGGCAGATTTTATCATCATTGTAGCCATCATCAAGATCTTAAAGCTTAGATTCCCTCAATTGAACTTGTTGTTCTTAGACGAGTTATTAAGTTCAGTGGACCAAGACGGTATCTACAACATCTTAAAGATCCTAAGCCAAGTGATCAAAGAGAATAAGATCAACACGTTTGTTATCAATCACACTGTATTGCCTCACGAAATATTCGATAAAAAGATTCAGATCTACAGAGAGAACGGGTTCTCTAAATTTAGCATCGAATCTATAGAATAAGAGGACGATATATAACCCATGGCAACTTACAACCAGAAATTTAATAAGGACGATAGTATTGTTCGTCACGTGATCATCGGTTTATTGGCAGATTTAAACAATAAGCTCTACATCATGCGTCAGTTGTCTGCAACTGAAAGAACAGCAATAGACATTCCTTTTTATTACGCAATCAGCGGAGATGAGAACTTCATGCGTGATAACTTTCTTTTCACAACGGGAACGGACGAAAACTGTAACCCACTGGGTCTTGCCGATGGTAACTATGATGTGGTACCCAGAGGCGTTATTAACATGACAGGAATGAACATCGATTCGGCCGCTCTAATTAATAAAAGAAACGTTGGAACTTACTCTAAATTGGCAGCTGATGGAACTATGAGATCCTACTCTTCCGAGTTTCAGATGATCCCAGTAGTTATTAATTTCGACGTTGAGATCAGAGTTTCTAGCCAATTGGACACACTAAAGGTTGCTGAGATGATCATCAAGACCATGTACAAGAGTAACTACTTTAATGCTGAAGTTGGTCACTTAGAAGACGGCACGTACAGAATATCATCTTACTATTCCATGCCAGAAGATTACGAAATGAAGCGTCCAGTTGAATTTTCTTTCGAAGACAAAGAAAGATATGCTGTGAGTTTCCCAATCGAAGTCAAATCATTTATTCCAGCATTTGAATGGGATACCGAAAGACACAACGGTAACAGGATGTTTGAGATTCACAACTATGCAACTGAAATGAAGAACTATCCTGACATTGATAGAACATCAACAGACTCTCACAAGAGAGTAACTACCAAAAAGGTAGAAGAAAACTGATATATAGAGAAAATAAAAAACAATAACTATCATGGCAAATACAAAACTTTCGCCTCTTTTTGCAATTGAAAACGGTCACATTTTTCACGTGAACGGTAAAAACTTTTCAATCGTTGAAGACGTTATCGCTGAGGCAGAAACAGTACCAGCTGAATTCATGACATTAGTTAGAGCGTTAAATACGTTCTCAGTTAATGAATCTGAAATCGTATGGCACTACGGCAAAACTAAAATCTCTTACAACCTTAGCGAAAGCAAATATTTCGTTAATAGCACTGAGGTTGCAACAACAGATTCTTTGAGAAACTTCTTGTTCGCTGCAGGTATCATCAGAATCCAAGAGAGTCACATTGCAGAAATGTTCACTTACTTGGTAGAGAACATTGAAAAGATCGTAAATATCGATTTCGTTGAATCTGTTAAAGAAGGAGACATCGCAATCGACGTAATGAGAAGCGGAAACAACGTATTCGTTTCAAGAATGAACGAAGCCAACAAAATCTATAAGTTCTTCCAAGCTAACTCTGCAAATTCAGCATTGGAATACATCGTTGAACAAACGGGTGTTGATCACTTAGACTTATTGAACGACCTTTTAGAAGGTGCTGCTAAAGAAGCTGCTGAGATCAGAGAAACAATCGAAGAGAAGAAATCATTGATCGCATTCTTAAAAGAAAGCAAAGAAAAATTGGCTAACGCTGACAGATCTTTGGAAGAAATCAAAGAAGCAAACAATTTGATCAACTCTGAGATCACTAAATTCGAATCAGAAATTAAAGAACTAGAGGCTAAATTGTAATGGACATCAAACTATACGAAGAATTCGTCAATAACTATGTTATCGGAAGCCTTAAAGCTGAGTTCCAAGGTGTAAAACCTGAGGATTCAGTTTTAGTAAACGCGCTAGATTACACAAGAGGTTCTGACGATACTTTGATTAAGGTTAAAGTTGGTGAAATGGTCTATAACGTTCCAAAGAACTTGATCTTCATCGACCCGTCTATGTCGATTTAAGCCCTACAGATATTCCCAAAAAGGCTGATTGGAAACAATCGGCCTTTTTTTCGTATAAAAGAAAAACAAATAAATATCAGGTGGCTAAGAAAAACTATTTGAACAACAAGGATCTGTACGATGAGATCGTCAAATCCAAAGAACAAGATCGGTTAACTCCGACTGCTGAAAAAATGCTGATCATGTTGGCCGAAAGAGCCATTAATCGGATGCAGTATTTGAGAGAAGAAGATAGAGAGGATTGTTTACAATTCGCACTGCTTGATCTTTTAAAGTATTGGAAAAATTTTAACCCAAAATACCCCAACGCTTTCGCATATTTTACTGAGATTGCCAAACGAGGATACGCTAAAGGATGGAATAAAATCTACCCAGTTAAGTATAAAAACACTCTAAGTTTGGACAGAACATCGGGATTTGATGAAGAAAGCGGTGCAGGTATGTACAACATCTAATGTCAATAAAGAAAATAAAACCTTCTAAAGATTCTGGATATATCCAGGGATACTTTAAACCTAGTAACCCTGAGAAATATGTAGGACCTGCCCCGATCATCTATAGATCATCATGGGAAAGAAAGTTTATGATCTATTGCGACACTAGACCAGAAGTTGTATCGTGGTCATCTGAACCTGTTGAGATCAAATACTGGTTCAGCATGGATAACAAGGAACACACTTACCACCCAGACTTTTACATGAAAGTTTTGGCCAATGGTAAAACTACCGAATATTTAGTTGAGATCAAACCCGAATCTCACTTAACTAAGCCTCTACCTCCAACCAAACACAGCAAAAAGGCTTTAGAAAACTACAAGTACATCGCCGAACAATACGTCAAGAATCGCGACAAATACGTTGCTGCCAAGGCATGGGCACAGAATAGAGGTTGGCAATTCATAGTCTTGACCGAAAAAAGTCTAAAGTAAGATGGGAATACTGAAAAAAGAGATCGATACTTACAGAAAAGACAACGGAGGAGCTGCAAATGCTAAGAAAGTTTCCGAAGGATGGTTTAAAGAAGGTTTAAAGGTATTCAGCAAGAGTCCATCCGATAGTGTCAAGACAAACATGAGATTTCGTCCAGGACACATTTACATCTTTGGTTACAACACACCGATCAACGAAGCAACTTTACCATGGTGGGACAAAAACCCGATGGTTTTGGCACTTGATCCACCAAAGGATGCCAAACACAATGATCTTGGCATCAATCTGAACTTGTTACCTATAAAAATGCGCATAGAATTGCTGGATAAAGTTTACGATGTATACAAGGCTCAAATAGAGTTGGCTAAAAAGCAAAAACCCAACGACGCATTGAGGCAAAAAGATCTTAAAATTACATACAAAGAGGCTCACAAGTTTCTTTACAAATACGGGTTCGAGTTTGCTATTAGACAGTACTCCCCGAAATTAAAAACCAAACAAAGCGTAGTCAGTTACGAGAGCTGGCACAAAGTTGCAACTTTGGACTTGATCAAGCTAAATGGAGCTACAGTGGCTCAGGTTAGAAAAGAGTTCTCAGAGCACTTTAAAAATCGTGATATATAACAAATAGAAAAAGAAAATAACTCATGGCAGGATTTGTAAATAGACCGGGCGACCCGATGAGAGGCCCTCTTTCAAGAGGTAGAGGCTTCAGAGTCTCTTCTTTGTTGAAGGACTTAAGTAATTTCGGGATGCGTTATGATGACATGGTCATCCGTAACTCGCAAGCTATCGGTGCCATCGAAAACGAAGTCGGTTACGGAATGGTTAACCCATTGGGTATCGACAACGAAGACATTTATGCAGCTTTTGCTGCTTTGTCCATGTCGGACACCAACTTAAAGAAGAACATTCCTTTCTTCGACGTTAATTACAAAGCCAGAAGAGAAGAACTTCGTCAGTTCTCAATGCACGACGAAATTGAAGACATTCTTGACATTCTTTGTGACGAATCAATCGTTTACGACAACAGAAACTTCTTCTGTTACCCAGAATTGATTGGCATGGAAGTTTCTGACGAGGTTGAAAAGAACATGCACAAGTACTTTAATCAGATTGTGACCTATTTTGGTTTCAACACTGATCAAACTGCATGGTACTACTTTAGAAAATTCTTGATCGATGGCTACTTAGCCTTCGAAATCATTTACGACGATAAACAAACTGAGGTTATCGGTTTCAAAGAACTTGATCCTATTAGTTTGTTGCCAGCCTTCAATAAGGACGATGGCAAGAAAGTTTGGATCCAATACAAAGACGATCCAATGAAGGAGCGTAAACTGTACGATTCTCAAATCATCTACATCTCTTACTCTTCGATCACAACAGCATCCAGAGTTTCTTATGTAGAAAGATTGGTTAGAGCATTTAACTTATTGCGTATTATGGAACACACCAGAGTGATTTGGGCCGTAACTAACGCATCTTTCAGAATGAAATTCGTTATCCCAGTTGGTGGTAAATCTAAGACCAGAGCGAAGCAATCTTTGGCTCAGTTGATGAATTCCTACAAAGAAGTTGTTGACTTCGATTGGGACTCAGCTACACTGAAAGTTGACGGTAAGCCGATGATGCAATTCAACAAAGAATATTGGTTACCATCAAAAGACAACGAATCGCCAGAGATCGAAACTCTTGGAGGCGACGGTCCAGACCTTTCAGATACTGAGGCTCTTAAATACTTCTCTGACAAATTAAAGCAGGTTTCTAAAATTCCTTTCAACCGATTCATGTACGAAGATGGTGGAGGTGACTACAATTTAGCTGCTGATGGTATGATCAGAGACGAGATCAAATTTGGTAAGTTTATTAACCGTTTGAGATCAGGTTTCCAAGAGATTCTAGTGAAACCTCTTTATATCCAAATGTGTTTAAAATATCCTGAATTCAAACACGATCCAATTTTCAAATCACAGATCGCATTAAGATTCAACGAAGAAAACATGTTTGCTGAAATGAAGCACATGGAGATCATGGACAAGCGTCTTGAGTTCATCAACAACATGTTCGCTAACCTAATGACTACTGATCCAATGACTATGCAAGAAGAACACTATTTTGATTTGGATTTCTTGGTGGATAAATACCTTAAGCTTTCTCCTGATGATAAAGCTGCCAACGAAGCTGCTAAAGCTAGAAAAAGAACTGAGGACGCTAAGAAACCTGAAGATCCAAACGCAATGGGCATGATGGGTGGAATGGGCGGATTCTAAACATAAATATTAGAAATGAAATACGTTAAAAGCCTTTACGAATTCGTAAACGAAGAAAAAGACTATCTTAAGAACGATCCAGATTCTCAAGTAACTGTTACTGACATGAAACTTGATAGCGATAAAGAGATCAAAGCTCAAGAAATTATGGGAGTACTTGTTTCGGCTACTTCGGAAGAAGAAGTTAAGGACTATTTCTTTGCAACTTACGGCAATAATGCTTTCACCAAGGAAGAAATGTCTAAGATTGTATCTTGGTACCAAAAGCTAGAAGCTGAACAGGCAGAAAAGAAAAAGGAGAAAGAGAAAGAAGAAAAAGGCGGTGACGAAGAAGATCCATTAGCTGGTTTAGGCGTCTAATTGCACAAAATCTTAGAAAAGAGGATATATAGAAAAACAAAAAATCTAAAAAGATCATGTCAAATAAAAATTTATTGATTCTAGAGCGTTCTGCATCAGTATTGACAACTGGCGAAAGCGGTGACAAATACGTATTGGAAGGCGTTTTCGGTGAAATCGACAAGAAGAATCGAAACCACAGAATCTATACTGAGAGCGAATATCTACCACAGATCGAAGCTTTACAGACTAAAATTAAATCTTCAAAGCTTTTAGGTGAGTTGGATCACCCTCAAACTTTTGACATTTCTTTGAAGAACGTTTCTCACGTCATTGAAGAGTTAACGTACGATAAAGACACTAAACAAGTTAAAGGAAGAATCAGATTATTGGATACTGAAGCTGGTCGTCAAGCCAAAGCTTTAGTTGACGCTGGAGTTCCCTTACAAATTTCTTCAAGAGCTGCGGGTTCTGTTAAAGAAGACGGTACAGTTCAGATCAAACAGTTGTTTACATACGACTTAGTTGCTGATCCAGGTTTCGAAAACGCCGAGTTAAAAAGAGTTAACGAAGCTTATGGTTTCGACAACGACGGCACTTTCTTGCTCTTTGAAGTTCCTGAAACTAAAACAAACGAAAATCAAAATAAAACAAACGAGAGCACTATGACATCATACGTTAACGTAGACGATTTCAACAGCTACTCAAAGTATCTTGCCGAAGAAATCAAGGCTATCAAAGAAGCATTGTCTAAAGTTACTTCTGACAATTCTTCAGCTGAACTTTCTGAGAAACTTTCAGGTCTTGTTTCACACAATGATCACATTGTAGAAAACGTTAAGAAACTTGGAGAATACGTAGAGTACGTTGCTGAGAAATTAGATCAGACCATTCAGTACGCAGAACACGTTGCTGAATCAGCTGACAAAAACATCGAGTACAGCAAGTACTTAGCAGAAAAATTAGATCAGAACATTTCTTTCACAGAACATGTTGCTGAATCTACTTCAAAGGTTAAAGAGTACGCAAACTACTTGGCAGAAAATCTTGACAACAATGTTGAGACTAGCGCCAACCTTAAGACTTACGTAAACTACTTAAAAGAAAATCTTCAGAACATTTCTGAGTACGCAGAGTACATCGCAGAATCTATCAACAAAAACTTGATCGTTGAAGAAGCTGGTGAAGAAGCCGGTAAAGCTCACGACGAAGCTGACAAGAAAAACGAACTTGACAAAGTTGGTGACAATTCAGCTGAAGGAAAAGTTGAAGGCGAAGACGCTGGTGTTGAAGGTGAAGACATCAAAGGCGAATTAAAGGACAAGTCTCCAAAAATCGGTACGGAAGAAGGTGACAAGAATCCTGGTAAACCTGAAGGTGCTAACGCAACAAACGACGTAGTTGGTGCTGTTGAAGCTTACAAATCAGAGATCTCTTCTAAATTGGATGCTCTAATCGAGAAAGCTACTGCAAAAGCAAACAACGATCCTCACTTCTTCAGATTAGTATCTAGCGAAACTAAAGCTAAATACAACGCTCTTGAAGAATCAATCAAGACCAAAGTTAGAGCTGCTGTTGAAACTTCTGGTTTCGTAGCAGAAAGCCAAATCGTTTCTTTAATGGAAGGTATGGTAACCGAGGTTAACAAATCAATCAACGAACCTTACTTCATCACTGCGATGCCTGTTGAGTACGTAGAGACTTGGAACAAATTGTCTGAAAGCAAAAAGAACCAAATCATCGCTCAATCTAAGTACGCTAAATTGGAAACTGAATACCAAGTTAGAAACTTCTGGCAAACCAGAGACCTTAGAGAAGTTGCTCCTGTAATGGAAAAAGTTGAAATCATCAAAGAATCTGCAGAAGAGTCTAAGTCAACTTTACCTTACGATATGTCTTCAGTTACTGAAGCTATCATGGCAAAATTCAAGAAATAATAAACTTCAAACATAGAAAAGCCCATTTCCCACAATGGGCTTTTTTCTTTTCTAGAAAAAAAGAAAATATCGAAGGATATATAGAACATAAATTAGCTAAGAAGCAAAAGGCTAATGTCCAGGGTACATCCCTTATAAAAACAAAAACAAAAACAAAATTTCAAAATTATGAACGCAATTAACGCTTCTGAAATCAGAGCTACTTGGTCTCCTATCATCGAGTCAGCTACTGGTATTAACGACGCTGAAAAGCTAGCGTGGATGTCGGAATACTGCCACAACCACAAACTTTACGAAGATGCTTCAGGCGCAGTAAACTACATGCAAGTAGGTACTAACATGAACATCGGTGGTATGGGTGCAACTGCACTTCCAAACCCTGGTGATTTCACAACTAAAGGTTCTGGTGACAAAGCTCCAACTTTATTGCCTTTGGCGATGCAAGTTGCTGCTCAAACTATCGGTTTGGATCTAGTTCCAGTTATCCCTATGGCTGGTCCTATGGGTCTTCTTTCTTACCTTGACTTCGTATACGAAGGCGGTAGATTAGAAGGTGTTAACGGTGGTAGAACTGTTGCTCCTACTTACATCAAGTCTGAGAACGGTACTCCTGTAGATCCTACTTACGCTACTGCATTGTCAACTCCTTCAAGATTAGATGGTTTCACTATCTGGAAAATTGAAGCTGCTGGTCAAGCATGGTTAAACGCAGACACTACTAGAACTATCTCTGATTTGTTCGACGGTGAAACTGTAGAATTGGTTAAAGCTTTAGAAGACCACATCCCTGGTTTCTCTTCTTCTAACGAAGTAGGTGATCCTTTCTCAAGAGCTGCTGGTGAGCAAACTCCTGACAACGTAATGGGTCTTTCATTGTTCTCAAAAGCGGTTGAAGCTAAGACTTTCCAAGTTGCTGCTGCCGTAACAAGAGAGCAAGTACAAGATCTTAAGCAATTCGGTGTTGATGCTGTTGCTCAAGTAGAAGCAGTTTTAACTAACGAATTGACTCAAGCGATCAACAACGTTATCATCAACAACTTGAGAGAATTGGCTTCTGCTAACGTAACTAACGCTGGTGTTTCTTTAGACTTGACTCTTGCACCTTTTGCAACAACAATGGGTGGTGGTAGAACTGAGCACACTGAGTACAGAAGAATCTACACTCAGATCTTGGCTGCTGCTAACTTCATCGCACAAAGAGGTAGAAGAGGTGCTGGTAACTTCGCGGTTGTAGGACCACAAGTTGCTACTGTACTTCAATCAGTTGCTGGTTACGTTCCTAACCCATTCGCTAACACAATCTCTCAAAATGCTGGTGCTATCTACCCTGTAGGTTCAATCGCTGGTATCAA